GGAAGACAACTAAAAGTGTTAGACCAGATATAACCAACACTTAAAAGCATCTGAAATATATGCTCAAGAACATAGAAATCTATCATTACTTTATGAGGCAATTAATAAATATGGTAAGTGTAATTTCGGTGTCGAGACAATTGACACTGCCTCTACTATAGAAGAGTTAAATAAGAAAGAGATTTATTGAATAAAGTTTTATAGAGACTCATTTGGCAAAGAGTTTTGTTACAATATGGCATCGGGTGGAGATGGTGGGGATACAAACTCTGGCAAGACCCAATCAAAGGAATGGATAGCTAAACGCTTGGCTAGTAGAGAAACTTATGATGTATCAGATGAAACTCGTGAGAAACAAAGACTAGCACATTTAAATCAAGTACCTTGGAATAAAGGCAAGAAAATGTCAGCAGAGTATTGTGAGAAATGTAGAGAACGGAGTAAAGGTAACACTAATCATTTAGGGCATAAAGCAACTGAATTACAGAGAAAGCGTATGAGTGACTCACATAAAGGTCAGATACCTTGGAATAAAGGTTTGAAGGGGTGTATTACCCAGTCAGAAGAAACAAAGAAAAAACGAGCAGATAAATTAAGAGGGACTATTGGTATTAATGATGGCACCAAAAATACTCGAGTACCTAAAGAATACTTAGACAAGTATTTAAATGCAGGATGGTCGATTGGTTGATTAAAGAAAAAATAGTATTTAATTCTAATCAAATAAAAGTTAAAGAGAGATTAGAAGAATCTTTAAGTAGCAGCAAACTAAATTTAAGTGAATACAATATAAAAGATATTTTGATAAATAACCCAGATTTATATAGAATATTATATGATGCTAGAATAGATAAGTATATGATAGGTAATTCATATGATATAATACATAGAGATTTAATAATAGATGCTTATAAGAAAGGTTATTATGAAAGTCAAAAAGATTTCATAGAAACTTTTGGCGCTATTGATAACTATATTGAAATAGGTTTAGATGGTTATTATAATAAAGAGTTAGTAAATGAAACCATTGAACCTTTTATGTATCCGTTAGTATTTATTCCAAAAGGTAAAGAAGAAGAGATAGACATAGAAGCTGCTGATGGTTATATAGAATTATTTGAATATGATTTTGGATATATCTTATCAAGAGAGAATGATTTTAGAGGAACAAGTTTGTATGATATATTAGTAGAACTAGTGTCAACTAAATACTTATAAACTGTATAATATATTAAGGAGATAAGAAAAGATGATTAGTAATGATAAAAATTATATTAAAGAAATCGTAACAGATTTAGAAAAGCTTTCTAACAGATGTGATGAGGTAGATGTTAGAAAGAACAATGAAGCAGTTAGAGAAACAGTTGTTGAATTAAAACAAACTTTAAGAGAAAGTAAAAATGGTGTAGGATTAGCTGCTCCACAAATTGGTAAAAAAGAAAGAATATTTGTAATCAATTTTAATGGGGATATTAGAGCATTTATCAACCCAATTATAACTCAAACAAAAGGTATGAGTATTAATAGAGAGGGATGTTTAAGTTTACCAGGTAAAGAATATTTAGTGCCAAGATACAATCAAATTGAAGTTATGTACCAAACTGCATTAGGTAAACCAGAGTCAAGAAGAATGGTTGGTATGGCTGCTTATGTATTCCAACATGAATTAGATCATTTAGAAGGCATCACACTTGCTGATATTGGTCTTGAAGTTGGAGAAGATTTTGATAATGCTACTGATGAAGAAAGACAGCAAATTGTTGAGATGTATTTAGAATCTTTAGATTTGAAAAGAAAAGAATTACAAAAAGAAATTGAAGAGGACCCAGAGTTAAAACAAACTGCAGATGCAATTGATTTTATGACTAAAGTACAAAAAGGTGAAGTTCAAGTAGAAGTAAATCAAGTAGATAATGAAACTCATGGACAAATTGCTGATAAAGTAGCTGAAGGGTTAAAAGAAGAATAATGCAGTATTTTATTAGTGATACACATTTCTTCCATGAAAATGTAATTAGAATTTGTAATAGACCTTTTATAGATTTAGAAAGAATGCATGCGGTTCTAATACATAATTGGAATAAAAAAGTAAAACCTGAAGATGAGATTTATATATTAGGTGATTTATCTTACAAATGTCCAAATGGTGGTTATCAGCAGTTATTTACTTTAATTAAAAACTTAAATGGTAAGAAACATTTAATAATAGGCAATCATGATAGTAAATGGTTAAAAAGCTATAATAATCAATGTAAAGAAAAACTGTTTGAATCTATACAAATGTATAAAGATATCTATGATGACAAAAATAGAAGAATTATAATGTTCCACTATCCTATAGAAGATTGGGATGGAATGTATAGAGGTAGTTATCATTTATATGGACATGTGCATAATGCAGATAATGGGTATAAAGTTATTCCAAATAGATTTAATGTTGGCGCAGATGTAATAGATTTTGAACCTAAAACACTTGATGAATTGATAGAAATAAACAAATAAAATTGAAGTTTTAAATACTTCAATTTTTTATTTAACTGCTAAATTTATTAGATGATAAATCAAGGAGACTTTAAATGAATAATAGAATAAGATTAGCAAGAGGGACTTCAGATAAAAGAAAAGCAAGTGACTTAGAAATAGTCCCAGGTCAATTATTTTTCGAGACTGACACGAATTTATTATATTCAACTACCAACAATAAAAACACCCCTCTTAAAAATGCTACAAGTATTTATAATAAAAATTTTATAGTATCTCTAGATAAACCTATACATCAAGATAATTTTGATATGTGGGCTAGTTTTAATTCTATAATAGATTCTTTTATAGGGGATTGGATTGGAGAAACAGTTGTATCTTCTACTAGAACAGATTTTATTAAATTTAAATATAACAACGCAGGTCAAGTATATTTCAATATAAGTTGGAATGGATATTATGGTCATACTATTTTAGTAGATGATTCAAATCCTCCAATTTATTTTAAAACAGAAACTAATAAGTTGATATTTCATTTTAAATTTACTCACCCACAGACTACCCTTACATATTATGGTAGATTAACTTTAAGTTCTGTTTCAGATAATGAGTCAATAAATGCCTTATACGAATATGATAACCCAATAAATGGTTGGGAATCTATACTTAATTTAAATTTACTTAAACAAGAAGAAGATATAGAAGGCGATTTTGCGAATTTAGATTATTCTAAACCAGTTGCATTAATGTATAAATACAATGAGGACTATGTAAATTATGTGCCAGAATTGGCAACTAATGTTGTAAATGCAATAAGGAATAATGATGGAGAAAACAAAAGCTTAACTCTAAATAAAAATATATTGAATATAAATAATGCACCTTTAACTAACTATGATTATGACACAACAAACATACCTTATACAACATTATTATACACATTAGATTCTAGAGATGGTAATTATACCCCAGCAACTTTTTCTGATAATTTATACATAAAATTAGGTCAGTATGAGAGTCTTAATATTGAATTGATGATTAGAAGTACTTATACTTCTAATGGTGAATCTTTTACTTCCACGCATAAATTATCTTTTGATAATATAAATACTAGCACCTTTAGTTCAAGTTCTGTTTTAATACATAGTTACAATGAGGGAAATCAACTTATATCCTATATATTTACATGTAGATTATATGATTATGATTCAGCAACTGGCACTTATAGAATTGATTTTGGTCATGATGCTGGAACATTGATTTGGAAAAATACAAGTGCTTCATCAGACTACACAAATACAATTTCGATAGATTCAAGCTCAGTTAAAAGAGTATTTAAATAATGAACAAGATACAATTAAATGGAATAATAAAAAATATAGAATATTCTCATTATATACAAGATATAGAATTTTATAAAGCTAATCTAATAACTAGAAGAGAAAATGGAAAAGAAGATATTATAAATTTAAAATTTAAAAAGTTTTCAAACCCATATAAAGAAAATCAAGAAATATCTATTCTAGGTAATATTAGAACTTTTAATAGACAAGAAGAAGATAGAAATAAAGTAGAATTATTTGTATTTACTTATTTTGATGAAGCAGAAGAAAGTCCTAATAATCTCGCATACATAGATGGTAGAATATGTAAAAAGAATAATTTAAGAAAAACATCATCTGGAAAAGATGTTTTAGATTTTATATTAGCAAACAATATAGAAAATAATGGGCAAGTATTAAATGTATATTTACCTTGTGTTGCATGAGGGAAGTGTGCTAAGGCATTAAATAAATTAAATGTTGGGGACAAGATTTTAATTCAAGGTCAATTACAATCGAGAGAGTATAAAAAGAGATTAACAGAAACTGATTATGAGATACGAGTTTGTCATGAACTGAGTGTAAATACTTTTGAAACTTTACAGTAAAAAGTTTACATAGGAGTTTACTATATTCTTTTTATTCTAAAAGGATTAATAAAATAAATATACTACTAAGTTTACATTAATAGTAAACTATTAAGGATAATTTAAGATGGAATTTAAATATTATTATGTACAAACATATTCAGATACACTAAATATAGAAAATTTGGGTAATTGTTTTATAGAGGCGTTCAGTGATAAAGGTGTTAAAGTATATTTATGGATAAGAACAGAATTAGGCTTTTCTAAAATACTTGAAGCTGGCCCTTATATAGATGATGGGAATATACCTTGCAAAGTTTGTGATATATCATTCTTTCAAACAGAGTTCTCCGAATCAAAGATAATAAAGAGAATTCAGAGTTTTTTGAATATGCCAAGGTATGCTATAACTCAAGCATTTGATAAACAAGAAGAATATTCGGAAGAAGAGAAATTTCAAAAACTGTATAATATTATAAATTATATGGAGAAAGAAAACTAATGCAAGAAGAAATAATAAGAGATTTTTATGGTAAAATTATAGGTTATATTCAAACTGATGATAAAGGAAATAAAGTCATAAGAGATTTTTATCGTAGGATACTTGGTAGATATGATAAAGCATCTAATGTTACAAGGGATTTTTATGGTAGGATAATTGCTAGAGGGGATCAAGCTTCTGGCCTATTGTATAGAGGAAAATAATGAGATTTTTAAGAGAAAATTCAAACATAGCTTTATATCAAGAAATTTTAAATTTATTTGATAATCAAATAAGCTTTGGTTATTTTGGTGGGGCTGCTTATATACTGAAGGATGGTGAATATTTAAATATAGAGGAAGGATCTCACATGTGAGTAGATGATTTTCTTTATGATAATAATTTAATAGAGACTTCACCATTCGAACTAGACAAACTTATTCTTATAGACGATTTTAATTGCATAAGAGTAAATGATGGAGTATTAACAGATTCAGATCCTTACATAGAATTACCTACGAAATTACCTACTTATTCTCAACTAGATACGTTAGAAAATTGGCTGACTAAATATCCTATTATATGAATAGGTATTAGAGGAGATAGAAAAGCTGGTAAGTATTTTAATACAAAAGATATTTTACCAGAAGATATTATAAAAAAGATAAAAAGATATTATAGTTCTGGTATATTATACGAGAATTATAAGATATAAATTCAAAGAAAAGGAGATATAGTAGTTCTTATGAACATTTAAAACGTTTATAAGAACTATTTTATTCACTGTATAAATCATAAGGAGGATATCAATGCAAATTATAAAACGAGATGGATCAAAGCAAAAATTTGATGAGTATAAAATATGGAAAGCAATATTAGGTTGTTTTGAAGATTGTTGTCCTAAAGGTGAGTATGTTAATGATGGTGTGATAACAGAATTAACAAATAAAGTAACACAACAATTAGATAAAAGAAAAAATTATACTGTAGAACAAATTCAAGATATTGTAGAACTAACTTTGATGGAAGCTAATAAATATGAACAAGCAAAAGCATACATAGAATATAGACAATTACATAAACTAGCTAGAAATAGTTATACTGAACTAATGAATAAAGTTAAAGCTAAACTAGAAGCAAAGAATGTAGAAAATTCAAATGCAAACCTAGATGAAAATACTTTCAGTGGAAGAGAGAAAGAAGCATTTGGAACTATATTAAAAGAATATGCACTTAATAATTTAGTATCAGAAACTACTAGAAATAATCATATTAATAATGAAATTTATATACATGATTTAGATGCTTATGCAAGTGGTATGCATAATTGTTTATCAATTCCTTTAGATGATTTATTAGCAAAAGGATTTAAAGTTAAACAGACAGATATAAGACCTGCTGGAACAGTAAATACAGCGATGCAATTGTCAGCTGTTATAATGCAATTACAAAGTTTATGTCAATTTGGTGGTGTATCATATACTCACTTTGATTGGTCAATGGTCCCTTATGTAAGAAAGAGTTTTTATAAACATTATAAAGAAGGATTATATTGGTTCGGTAATGAAAAGTATTTAGAAGGAATTACAAAAGAAACTTCTATAATTGACGAAAAATATAAACTAAATCAAGATGCTTATGAATATGCTATGAGACAAACTGAAAAAGAAACACATCAAGCAGTTGAAGCATTATATCACAATTTAAATTCATTACAATCAAGAAGTGGACAACAACTACCATTTAGCTCTATAAATTATGGAACTTGCACTTTACCAGAAGGTAGAATGATAACAGAAGAATTGTTAAATGTATCTATTGAAGGTTTAGGAAAATATCATAGAACAAGTATATTCCCTTGTGGTATATTCCAGTGCATGAAAGGTGTTAACAGAAAACCGGGCGATCCAAATTATGACTTATTTAAGTTAGCATTAAAATCAACTTCAAAGAGATTGTATCCAAATTATGCCTCAGTTGATTGGAGTGGTAATGCAGGTTACGATGTAAATGATCCAAAAACATATTTTAGTACAATGGGTGCTTTGAGTGGTCATGAACATCTAACAGTTAAAATAGGAAATGAAGAACCTATTGACTTATCTATCAGAGACTTATTTGATTATTGTAAAACAGATGATTTACAAAATTATAAGAAAACACAGATTTGGTATAACAGAGAAAAATTAAATGAAGAGCCTTTAGGTAGACATTATCAAGAAAAATCTGGATTACCTAATCTACCAGGTGTTTATTCAATAACTTATTTACCAGAAGATGTCACATATATTGGAAGTTCAAGTTCTATTTCTAGAAGATGCGCTGAGCATAAATGTGCTATAGGCAAAACAGGTGGGATTGATGCAGGAATAAATTTTGGGGATATTGATACAGCTAATTATGAATTTAAAGTATTAGAAATAACTGAAGATTATAAAGAAGCTGAAAACCTTTATATTCAAAAGAATGCAAATATAAATCCTAGAGGAACAGATAAGAAATATTATAAGTTAATTACTCAAAAATCTAGGCATAGAGTATATGATAGACCTGTATTTAAAGTTGATTTGAGTAAAAAACAAGAATTGATTGATTTATCTGAATTTGATATTAAAGTATTAGATAGAGATAATAAATGGGTAAAGATCAAACATATCTTTAAAAATGATAAATTAAATACTCCGTATATGATGCATATCTATTACAAAGAATACGATAAAGAATATTGTTTGTCTTGTACTGAAGATCACCCTCTATGGACAGGAGATAAATTTACAAGAGCAGATCAATTAAAAATAGGTGATAAACTTTATAGAGCTGATAATTTAGAGTTAGAAATAACTGATATATGTTGGCATTGGGAAGCAGTTGATAGCTACGATATAGGTACTGAAACTGGTTCATTTATAGGTTCAGATATTATAATGCATAACTGTAGAACTGCAAATGGTTGGGATATTAATGGTTTAAAACAACAAAAAGATGGTAGAGGAAATATTGCACCTACTACTATTATATTACCAACAATAGCAATGAAATCTAAAGAATGTACAAGAGCTTCAGAAGAATCAGATATAGATGTATTTATGAGATTACTTGAATGTAAAATAAATGAAGCAAAAGACTCTTTGATAGAAAGATTTGAGCATATCTGTAGCCAATCACCTAAATCAGCCCCATTTATGTATGAAAATAACACAATGGCTGGTTATATTCCAGAAGAAGGAATTAGGAGTGCTTTAAAACATGGAACATTAGTTATAGGTCAATTAGGTCTTGCTGAATGTTTACAAATATTAATTGGAAAAGACCATACTACAAAAGAAGGTATGGAACTTGCTAAAAAGATAGAACAATTATTTAAAGATAAATGTGCTTATTTTAAAGAACAATATAAATTAAATTTTGGTGTTTATTATACTCCTGCAGAATCTTTATGTAAAACTGCTATGACTAAATTTAAAGAAAAATATGGTATTATTCCAAATATATCTGATAGAAAATATTTTACTAATTCAATGCATGTTCCAGTATACCATAACATAAATGCTTTTGATAAAATAGATATTGAAAGTCAATTAACAGGTTATTCTTCAGCTGGGTGTATTACTTATGTAGAATTAGATTCATCTTCAATTCATAATATAGAAGCTATTGAAAAATTAGTTAATTATGCTATGGATAAAGATATACCTTACTTTGCTATAAACGTACCAAATGATGTTTGTATGGACTGCGGACATCAAGAAGAAATGAATGATAAATGTCCAGAATGTGGTTCAGATAATATTGAAAGATTAAGAAGAGTTACAGGATATGTTTCTACAGATTATCATAATTTTAATGAAGGTAAGATAGCGGAAGTAGAAGATAGAGTCAAACACACAGGAGTTCCTATTGAATAAAATATTAAATTGATTTATTAAATCAATCTTAGCAGGAATGTTTATAGGGATAGGCTGTTTAGCCTATCTATCATCTCCTGATAAAATAGTGGGTGCTTTCTTATTTACTGTAGGATTATTTGTTATACTTACTTTTAAATTAAATTTATTCACAGGTAAGATTTGTTATGTTATAGAAAAGAAAAATTATTTAGAAGTAGTTATAACTTTACTTGGTAATTTTATAGGAACATTATTACTAGCTTTAATGTGTAGAGCTACACGGTTAATTAATCTAATAGAGTATGCAAATGCAATATGTGAAATCAAATTAAGTGATTCCTATATAAGTTTATTTATACTCGGAATTTTATGTAACATATTAATTTATATAGCGGTAGAAGGATACAATAAGTTCAAAGATATAAGAGGTATTTTATCTCTTTTCTTTGGAGTTATTATCTTTGTAGTTATAGGATTAGAACACTGTATTGCAGACATGTTTTACTTTAATTTTACTTTTATATATTCTTGAGAGGTATTATTAAGATTATTAATTATAGTTTTAGGAAACGGTATAGGTGGAATAAGTATAAGATATTTATTTAGGAGACGTAATGAAATTTTTAAAGGAAGAGATTAATAATTTATACCACGCATATCATGGATCTAATGCAGAATTCGACAGATTTGAGCAGCAATTCATTGGAGCTCATGCATTAGGGCATGGATTTGGCTTTTACTTTACAGACGAAATTAATCAAGCTAAAAGTTATGGTGATTATGTTATAGAAGCAGATTTATTAATTAGAAAACCATTTTCAGATGACAGTATAACTATAGCTAAAAATCAAGTTAAAAATTATATTAGAAAATATGTAGATCCTATTGGAAAAGATTATTTATCTAACTATGGTTGGTATGAAGATGAAGGTTATGAAAATGTTTTAAATAATTGTGTAGAATCTTTATTTGCATATAACAATAGTGATAATGATATTATTAGTGAAATATTGTTTAATGTACAAAATAAATATACTGATGAAGCTTATGATGCTATATTTGAAATATTTGGAAAAGATGGAATTATATATCAAGGCTTTTCTGGCTGGCAAGGCGAACCTTTAACAAATTATTTAGTTTATAGCAATTCACAAATATTAAATAAGAAAAAAATTAAGGTGAGATAATATGAGATATCAACAAATTTTAGATTGCTCTATTGCAGATGGTGAAGGTGTCAGAGTTGTTTTATTTGTTACAGGCTGTTCACACTACTGCAAAGGCTGTCACAATCCAGAATGTTGGGACGAGACACGAGGTAAACTATTTACAGAAGAAACCAAACAAAAATTATTTGAATTATTAGATAGAGATTACATAGATGGGATTACATTTAGTGGTGGGGATCCATTTTATCCAGGAAACAGAGATGAAATTGTAGCTCTAACAAAAGAGATAAAAGAAAAATTTCCTAGTAAAACTATTTGGTTATATACTGGTTATTTGTATGAAGACATGAAAAACTTTGGTGTATTAAATTACATAGACGTTTTAGTGGATGGGAAATTTGAACAAGATAAAAGAGATATTACATTACCATTTAGAGGTTCCAGCAATCAAAGAATAATAAGATTAAATTAATGTATTAAAAGATAGAGAAATCAGTTTACTTCTCTATCTTTTTATTATATAATATATGATATAAAGAGGTGTTAATATGTTTATAGAAAAAGTAGAATTTAAACAAGATATAGCTTATGTATATGTAGCAGGATGTAGTAATAATTGCAAGCAATGCAGAAAGTCACCGCCAAAAGATAATAAGAATTTTAAGTATTTAGATATTAAAAATACATTAATATCACAAATAAATAATAATGATATCTGTCAAGTTATAATAACAGGTAATGACCCTTTATATTGCGGTAATAAAAAAGATTTACAAGATTTTGTGAGATCAATTTCTGTATTTAAGATCTCTATTATAAGCAAATATAATACTAACTGGTTTAACAATGAGAAACATATTGAGATTGTTTCAAATGAATAATTTTATATAAATATATTCAAAATCGGTTTGCTTTTTGTTAATGATAGTATATAATTATAATATAGGAGGTTAACGTGATAAAATATAATATGAATCCAAAAGGCATAAAAGCTGGTGACTGTGTTATTCGTGCGATAGCTTATTCTCTAGATCAAACCTGGGAAGAAACCTATGATGATCTCTGCAAACTTGGAATGAAGATGAAAAGAATGCCGAATGAAAAACAAGTGTATGAAAAATACTTAGAACAAAAAGGTTGGGTAAAGCATAAGCAACCTAGAACATCATTTAATACAAAATATACTGTATTTGAATTTATAGAGTATCAGATGGAGAGAAAAGCTATTATTTCAGTCGCTAATCATTTGACATGCGTCGATAATTTTGAATTAGTAGATACATGGGATTGTTCTAGAAAATCAATTGGTAATTATTGGACAAAGGAGGACTAAATGAAAAAACCTAGAGTGCTAGATGCTTATTTAAAAGAATATCAAAGAAAATTAAAAGAAGCTAGAGCTAATAAAAAAAGAAATAAAGATAAGCTATTTACTTTAACCGAAACTTCAATACAAACTATATTGCAAAATAATATAAAAATTAAATATCCAGAGATTTCATTTAAAGTAGATAAATCTATATCCACTAATAGTTATTACATAATGTTCTTTTATGGTGATAGATATGTAACAACAAGAATTAGTGATCATGAATCAAGAGTAGGGGCATTAGGAATCGTAGTTACACCTGATACAACTAAGAAAGAAGTTATTCAAGTTTTAGAGCAGCGCGTCATTGATTTAAAGTATAAATATAAAGCACATTTATTTAATAAATTTAAAGAAATAGAAAAGGAAAGAATATGAAAAAACAATACATAATATCTTTTATAGATATTAATACAGGTTTACTAAGTTTTAATAAAAAATATGAATCCAACAGTAAGAAAGAAGCTTGTATTAAATTTAAACAAGATTATCCATATTGCCAAATTATTACTGTATCTAAAATAGAGGTGAGTAAATGAAATTAAAAGATTTAGAAAGACTTCTTAGAGGTAGCGTGAAATTTAAATTGCAAGCTAGAGTAGAAGATAGAATAGAAACATTAGATGAGGTATTAATTTATGAAATTAAATATTTGCCTTCTGGATTATTAAAAAGAGAAGTATTACAGATAGATTTAGATACTAATGTGATTTTCTTGGATAAAATAAATGAAGAGGAGGCAGTCAAGAGATATGTAGAAATTGATTCTTTGCAATCTGTAGATGATTATAAAGAAAGTTTTTTAAATATTAAATATGAAGATTCTAATTTAATTTAAGGAGATAAGAGAAAATGAAAATTATATTCATTATTTTACCATTAATTTTATTAGCAGTAGGAATAACTTGGGCTTGTTTTTCTGCTAAGAATTTGAAAGGACAAAAAGAAGTTGATACTCAAGTTGCTGAATATATTAGAGGAAAAAAGACAGTTACATATATTAAGAAACCAAAACTAATTCAATTGATTGCATCAAGCATACTTGCACTTGTAAGTTTCTTTGTGCTCATCATAGTACCAGGTAGCTATCATCAGATTGAAGCAGGACAAGTAGCTGTAGTAAAGATTTGGGGTGAAGCTAAAGAAGTTAGAACTCCAGGAATGCATTTTGATTTTTGGTTAAGTCATAAGTACGAAATTTATGATACAAAAGTTCAACAGTCGACTATTCAAACACAGGCATATTCTAGTGATGGACAAACGATGGATATTGAGTTAGTAATTCAATTTCAAATTCAACAAGAAAATGCAATGAAAATAGCAACTAATTATGGTGGTCTTGAAATGCTACAATCAAGAATTGAAACAGTTGCTAATGAGAAAATGAAAAGTGTGTTATCTCAAAAATCCGCAATGAAAATAATTGAAACAAGAGCAACTGTATCACCAGATGTAGAAGAATCGATTAGAGCCGCAATTACAAACGACTATTATGTTAATATCACAAGTGTTGTATTAACAGATATTAGTTTTAGTGATGCTTTTGAAAAAACCGTAGAAGATAAGATGATTGCAGAACAAGAAAAAATCAAAGCAGAGTATGAAAAAGAAAAAGCAATTATTCAAGCAGAACAACAACTAGAGGTTGCTAAAAAAGAAGCTGAAGCATTATTAGAAAAAGCAAAGAAAGAAGCTGAATCAGAGTTAGTACTTGCACAAGCAGAGGCAGAAGCTCTTGAAATAATGAATGCAACTTGGAATACTTTAACAGCAGAAGTTAAAGAAGCAATTTTAACTCAAATGGCGATAGACAAATGGGATGGTAAGTTACCTGAAACATTAGTAGGGGATGAATTCCTTAAAGAATTGTTAGGTTATATTGGAGGTTCAAATGCTTAGTGCATTATTCATAGTATCAGTATGGGTAACTTCTTGCCCACTTTGGTTTAGTATATTAGCTACTTGTTTGTGTGGACTTGACATATTAGCTGATGTTATAAAAGATCATAAAGATAATTAATAATTTATACAAAAAGAATGAAATTTAGTTTACTTTTCATTCTTTTTATTATATAATAATATTGTATAATAAATTTAGGAGGTATTTTATGACATTATTAGATTCTATAAATGGAGTAAATGTGATTGATGCTCATTATGCTTGGGGCAATCCTTATTACTGTAAATTAAATTTAGAGAATGGTGAAACTGTTACAATAACTACCGAAGAAGAGTTTAAAATTTTAAAACAAAAAGAAGAGGCTTTAATAGCAGAAAGAAAAGAAAAAGAAAGACTTGAGTGGATAGAGCGAGAAAGAAATAGACCAATAGAATTTGGTCAGTATGTAATGTATGTTAGCTATAAGGATGGCTCTGGTAATGTTTTTGCTAGACATATTGAAAAAGATGAAATTGTTACTGAAAATTCAATAATGGCAGAACTTGAACTTGAATATGGTAAAAAAGTTAGCAATATTGATTTAGTTCCATTTTCAGAGATGGGGGATTAGTAATGTCTAATATAGATGAAGTAAGAACTCTAGCCAAATTAGTTGCTGATAAAATTAGAAAGGATAAATGTATGTTGAATATAAAAGAAATAATAAGTAAACCTGAGTATAGATGGCTAGAAGAATATAAAGATAGATTATGCTTCTTAGTTATATCAGGTTCTCATGGATATGGTACTAATGTAGAAGGTAGTGATATTGATATAAGAGGAGTTATGCTACCCACTAAAGATGAATTGATTGGGTTAAAAACTTTTAAACAAAGAGAAGATTCGAGCACAGACACAACTATTTATGAGTTTAATCAATTTATCAAACTTGCTATGGCAAATAACCCAAATGTGATTGAAATGTTAGGTTTCAAACATTATCTTATATTTAATGAAATTGGGCATGACTTACTTGATAGTTTACCTTTATTATTAAGTAAAAAATGTTATCAAACATTTAATGGTTACGCAGTAGCGCAATTAAGAAAAATTGAAAATGCTTTAGCAAGTACTGAATATACTGAAGAAGAAAAAGTAAAACATATAAAGCAAACAATGGATGTTGCTATGATGAAACTATCTGAATCAAACAAATTATTTGCAGACGGCTGTATAAATGTTACTGCAGATTTAGATAAACTTTATATTGACTGTAATATAAAACAAGCACCAATAGACCTAGTAAGAAGTTCTTTAAATGATATATTAACTATAGAAAAAAGTTATAATAAAATAAATCAAAGAAATACTAAACCAACTATGGAAAAATTGAATAAACATTGCATGCACTTATTTAGACTAATCATAACTTGTTGTGAGATACTAGAGAAAGGTGTATTAAATTCTTATAGAGAAGATGATAGGGATTTTCTATTGGATATCAGAAATGGTAAGTTTATAAAAGATGGTCATTTAACAGCAGAATTTACAAATACTTTAAATGGATTAAATAAAAGATTACAATTAGCAGAGAGACATTCTACATTGCAAAAAACACCTAATTATGATGAATTGAATAAATTTGTCACCGATGTAAACAGTAAAGTTATAACTGATACTGTATTAAAATACAAAGAACCATTGGAGGAGATCATACTATAATGAAAGTAGAAATTTTAAAACATCCAACCAAAGAAGATTGGAGATATGTTCGAAAATGTACGCTCAACACGGTAGGTAAAACATCTACAAAAGATGCAACGGATGCTTGGAAAGTAAAATTACTTATGGCAGAACATTCACCTATAAGAGAATTATGGTTTGGTATTAAAATGGAGATACCTTATTATGTATCAGTTCATCTTGTAAGACATCATATTGGGGTTAATCATTATGTGCAAACACAAAGAGATGATAGAACAAATGATGCAACACCAAGAGCAGAAAAACCACAAGGTGCGATTGTATCTCATATTATGTCCATCAATGCACAAGAACTATTATTCTTGGCTCATAAAAGATTATGTAACCAAGCCTCACCTGAAACAAGAGATGTAGTAAAAGAAATCTGCAGACAAGTAATTGAGGTCAATCCAGAGTTCAAAGATTTACTTGTTCCACTTTGTGCATATAGAGGAGGCGTGTGCACAGAATTTAATCCATGTGGTTATAATAAAAAATTTCAAAATAGAGGTACCGAAAAATAATGGAGCAGAAGTTTTATGGGCAAGAGTGCTATTTCTGTGGAGGAGATTGTAAACATCAGATATTTGCAACTCCAGATGGTAGAATTTGTTGTAAAGAATGTGCAAATAAATTACAAAAAGGTGAGATGAGTTTAGATCCTAATGTAATAATATTATCTAAAGATGAATATGAAATAAAAGATTTTGAGTAAACTAATGAAAAATAGTTTACTTTTCTTTTTCAATAATATATAATATTTATAATTAAAGGAGGAAAATAAATATGTTTCATGATAATTATAAAGTATACCAAACAGGTTTTGGTGAATATGGGGTAGAGGTAGAGTTTTGGAATTTCATTAGTGAGAAAGTAGAAACTCTTAACTTTGATAAATTAAATGAAGAACATTTAAATAAATTGATTGATTTATTAACCAAACTTGATTTTGATGATAGAACACCAGATAAAGGAGAATAATATATGAATTATGAATATAAAGATGAAAATATATATTTAAAATTGATAGAGGGTAATATCTATCGAGTAAAAGATAATAAAGATGTTAAATTAACAGAAGGCTATCATATACCTTATTTTACTTTTATAACAGAATTTGATGATAAATTATATTTTAAATATGATGAAAAATCATTTTATTATGATAAAAAATATAATATAATTTATTTTGAATCTAAAAATAAGTTTATCTATAAAATAAATGGTAAAGATGTATCAAAAGAACAATTTGAAATTGAATTTCAAAAGCGGGTAGAAACTTATATACCTTACAGTGAATATTGGCCAAAGAAAGAAGATTTAAGAAAAAACTTGCAAGAGCGTAGGGAGATGTGGTTTCCAACCTATGATAAAAGATATAAAGATAAGTTAGTTATTATCGATAAAGATTACTTTATGGCATGCGAAGAAGAGATACTTGAAATTGCAAATCTTGTAGAAGAAAATGAATATGATCCAGAAGATAATGATTCACTTAGAATTGCTATTGCATTATGGAATGCAGGATATAGAAAAGGAGAGTAGTATGAAAAAGAAAGGAAGATGCTGTTTTTGCAATGTTGAATATGATAATTATGGAAATGACATAAGACCATTAATTACTACTTCTGGAGATAGATGTTGTGATAAATGCAATGTATTAATTGTAATTCCAAATAGAATTAAATTCTGGTTTACAGACATGTATATGTATGTTATTAAAAATAGAGATACAGGTGAATTTATAAATGAGTATGGTTTAGGTACAAATTACACTAATATTGCAGATCCTACTGTATTAAAATTTAAAACAGAAGAAGATGCTCAACATCATATCGATATTGACCAATTATTTAATTGTGAAATTGTTAGATTAATTGTAAGAGAGGACGATTAATATGGAGATAAAATTACCAAAATATGTTGAATTACTAATAAACATGTTAAATGAAAATGGTTATGCAGCATATGCAGTTGGTGGCGCTATTAGAGATTCTATATTAGGTATTGAACCAAAAGATTGGGATATAGCAACAAGTGCTTTACCTGCTGAAACAAAGAAACTATTTGAAGATAATAGTTTTCACAAGAGTGATATGGATATTTATTTTAAAGTTATTCCAACAGGAGAAAAATATGGCACTATGACTATTGAAGTTATAGAAAAATATAAATTAAATAAATATGAACATCTTGCAGGTATTTATGAAATAACCACATTTAGATATGATAGCGATTACACTGATGGTAGAAGACCAAATAATGTAACTTTTGGTGAATCTATTATAGATGATTTAGATAGAAGAGATTTTACTATGAATGCTATTGCTTATAACCCATTAGTAGGTATAGTAGACCCACATAATGGTGTTGAAGATATTAAAAATAAAATAGTTAAAGCAGTAGGAGACCCACAGGTTAGAATAAAAGAAGATGCTTTGAGAATTTTAAGGGGCATTAGATTTGCTTGTAAGTATAATTTTGAGTTAGAGAATGCAACAAGCAATGTTATAGCGGGTACTGGTAGTCTCTTAAAGAATGTATCAAAAGAAAGAATTACTGAAGAAGTTAAGAAGATATTAGAATATTCAAAAGGTAATTCTGAAACTTTAAATTCAACAATAGAAACACTAGCAGAGATATTTGAGATACCTCAAAACAAAGTAAGTAAATGGGGTAGTAACCAGGTCATCATAGATATAGATAATGACAACCCACCTATGTTAAAGTTGTATTCAATATTGAATAAGTATAAGTCAATGATAGATGCAGAAATTTGGATGAGGTTATATAAATATAGTAACCAACAAATCAAAGAGGTTATTAGCTATTATAAGATGTCAAAGTTTATGGAAGATGTTCAGCAACAAGATATTGTCCTAACAATCAAGCAACTATTCAATAAATTTGAACATGCATACGTATGCAAGTATTTGGGTATTTACACAAAAATAGAAGGAATAGATTTGTCAGAAATTACAAGTCAACCATATAGATTACAAGACTTGGCAATAGATGGGCACTTTCTTCAATCTACATTTGATATAAGTGGTGAGAAGATAGGTAAGGTTCTTAATTTCTTATTAGGCAAAGTTATGGAGAATTCCCAACTAAACACAATAGAAACTTTATCTGAAATTACAAGGAGATACTTAAATGGAGAAAATTAAGATATATGCTGATGGTGCTTGTAGAGGAAATCAATTTGCAGAAAACATAGGTGGTTATGGGATAGTGCTTCAGTACCAAGATCAATATAAAGAACTAAAAAATGCTTTTCGAAATACAACTAATAATAAAATGGAAATTTTATCTGTGATAGAAGGGTTAAAAGCATTAAAAGTATATGATATTCCTATTGAAGTATATTCAGATAGCCAATATGTAGTTAGTACAATTAATTTAAATTGGAATAAAAAAGCTAATTTAGATTTATGGGAAGAACTGTATACATATATAAATAAATTTAAAGATATTAGATTCATAAAAGTAAAAGGACACTCAGATAATGAATTTAATAACAGGGCAGATAAATTAGCAAATGAAGCTATGGATGCTTTAAAATAAAAGGAGAGAACAAATGATCTATAATAGCATTTATTTGAATAAAAAACATGAAAAAGTTTGTAAGGAATTCTATAAAAGGTTTGCTTACGGTGAACAATATTTAAGTTTGAATCATATTGGTGAAATAGAAGAGATGCCTAGAGATTATTATTGGCAAGAAAGAGAGGTATATAATATAATATTACCTTATATAAATTTACTTAAAAATAAAGGGGTAAAGGATAAAGATTTATATGGCAGATATGGATTTGTATCTCTAGTATATAACCTACAAGTAGCTTATAATAAAGTTAAAAATAATGCTTTAACAATTATAAATAGATATGCTTTCCCAACTGCTCTAATAGAAGATGGTTCAGTTGATATCGATAGCTTAGAAGAAGAGGGATTAGCTCCAGGGAAAATCTTAGTTTATAGACAAGGTGCTCAAAAACCAGATACTAGTCAGGATTTCTTAAAAACAGATATTTTATTTTCATTATCTACTTATGAAGAGCACCTGGAAACTGAAATGCGTAAAATGTATGATTTATTCTTAGAAGGATGGTATAAAAACAATGAGAAAATATAATAAAATTGAAGCAATTTATGCAAGAGATGAAGAAACTAAAAAGACTATAGATAAATATAGAAACCCAACTATAGAATTTTTAAAAGATTTAACTTGGCAATTTACTGAAAAAGTGGATGGTACTAATGTTAGAGTTCATTGGGATGGTCATAAAGTAACGTTTGGTGGAAGAACAGATAATGCATCAATGCCTGCATTTTTAGTAAATAGACTAAATGAATTATTCGGTGGTAATGCTAATGAAGAACTATTTGAACAAAAATTTGGTGAAATGGAAGTAACCTTATATGGTGAAGGATATGGACCTAAAATTCAATCAGGTGGAGCTTATAGAAATGATGTAGATTTTATTTTATTTGATGTTCAAATAGGAGATAATTATCAACCAAGAGAATCTGTAGAAGATATAGCGAATTACTTTAAATTAGATATTGTACCTATTTTATTTGAAGGTCCATTAAGTAGAGGGATCAACTATGTTAAAACAGAAAGAAGAAGTGCTATAGCAAAGAATGGGCACTTGATTGAAGGACTTGTTGCAAGACCTAAATTTGAATTGAAAGATAGATGCGGGAATAGAATTATTGTTAAAATAAAATATGAAGATTTAAAGGATATATTATAATATGAAACAGTTTATTAGAAATAAGACTTTTGAAACAAACTCAAGTTCTACTCATAGTTTAACTTTGGATAACCATAATAAAATAACAGATCTACTATATGAAGCTATAAACAAAATTGAAAGTATAGATAGTATGGATGAAGTATATGCAATTCTTGGATTAATGAAACGAGCAGAACGTTTATTACTAGATAATTTAGGAGATTATTAAATATGAAACAACTTATTAGAAATTCAACCTTTGAAACAAATAGCAGTTCAATGCATAGTTTAGTTATATCTAAGAAAGTTAAACCTTACTCAGTTAGTGATAAATCATTGCACTATTATGGCAATGATTTTGAACTATTTGGATGTTGTGATACTCATTCTTTTGGAAGAACACCTTTTGAAGTTTTATCTAGTCCAAAAGATAAACTAAGATATTATGTAGCACATTATGTAGGTTTCAAAAAAGAAAAAGAAAGGTTAAAAGAAGTTGAAGATCTTGTTTATGAGCTTACAGGATGTTCTAGGGAGAAAATAAAATTATATTGTGAAGAAGAATACCCTTGGAAAAAGAAACCAGAAAAATCTTATGGATATGCTGGTATAAATGACACAGGCGAAGATGTATTTGATTATATTGAAAAGAATAATATATCTTTGAGAGAATTTATCCTTGACCCTAGGTACACTGTTATTGTAGATGGTGATGAATACCAAGAGTTTAAAAAATTATTTAAAAAAGGTATTATTGATTTAGATAATATAGATTATATATCTAGTGGTAAGCATTTTTGGATTGATGATATTAAAACATTTAGTCTATATTACATTAATAGATTTGTAAATGATGATGTTTATAATGAATTTATGGAAGAGATAGATAATTATAATAATGAATTTATAAAATGTATTGAAATAGAAGATGAAGAGGATGTTGATATAAATCAATCAGCTATGATAACATTTGCATCAGTATTAGAATGTTTTAAGCATTTAACTTATGGCAGAAATATACCAATCAAACTTATTCTTAAAACTCATTCACTAGATGATTTTAAACCAATATTAAAATATATAAGTTTAGAAGTTGATAATTAATTATCAACTTTTTTATTTTTCTGTTAAAATTAGTTTACTTTTTAATCATAATCTTATATAATATTTATAATTAAAAGGAGTAGCTATGGTAGTAGTAAAAGAATCTTATAATATAAATAATGAATTAGAACTTAATATATGTTCTACTTTTCTGTATATTTTATATAAAGATAAGATAAACAAAGGTTTAGCAAATATCACATTTGAAAATAATATTTTATATTACAGGGAGATTGTATAATGAATAAAAAGTTAATATGTGTTACACCTAACAATAATAATAAGTTTTACAATATGACAGATCTCGGTGACGGTACTTTCGAAGTTGAATATGGAAGAGTTGGAGCTACAAGTGTAAAAACTTCTTACTCTATGTCTCAATGGGATAAAAAATACAATGAAAAAATAAAGAAAGGGTATGTTGATATAAGTGAATCTTTATCTCAAGACATTAAAAAAGCTTCTTTAAAGATAGATGATAAAGATGTTAAAGATTTAATTTCATTTCTTATGAGTTGTGCAAAACAGTCTATCAAATCAAATTATGAAGTATCACTGGACTCAATTTCAGATATTCAAATAAATAAAGTCCAAGAAATATTAGACGAGTTGAATGACTTGGATTTAACAAAATTACCTTATAATATTATAAATAACTATCTTCAAAAGGTGTATACAACTATACCAAGAAAAATGTATGATACAAGAGCTTTTTTCTTAAAACCTAATTACACTAAACAAGAATTTATAGAATTATTACAAGAAGAACAAAATAAACTCAACACACTTAAATCACAAGTTAATTTGAATACCCAATCTAATAAAATTGAAGATATAACATTAGAAACACTTGGGTTTGATTGTAGATTAGCAACGCAAGAAGAAAGAGAATTTATAGCTGCCAATACTGATTTTAGAGTTAATAATCAAAAAATATTTAGAGTTACAAATCATGAAACTGAGAAAGTATTTAATCCAGATAATCTTAAAACAAGACTTTTATATCATGGAAGTAGAAATGAGAATTATCTAAGCATTATGCAAACAGGGTTAAAAATTAGACCTAAGGGTGTTGTCTTAACAGGTTCGATGTTTGGTAATGGTATATATGCAGCTAATAAAGCAAGAAAAAGCATTGGTTATACATCATTAAGAGGTAGTTATTGGGCATCTGGCTCAAGTAATAAAGCTTATCTAACTATATTTGAATTTGCTACAGGTCAAGAATGGCGAATTTTAGATAATGAAAGTTATAAATCTTGGATGGGCAGGATTACTGAAGATCAAGTTAAATCACAAAAATGTAATTCAGTATTTGCTAGAGGTGGTGCTGATTTAAGAAACGATGAATATATTGTATATAATAGTAATCAATGTACTATTAGATATATAATTGAAATAAATAATTAAGGAGATATGATATTATGTTAATAGTTTTATTTTTAATTTCTGTAGGTATACTTATATCAGGTTTGTTAGTATATAAACTAACAGATTATGGAGATGAAAATCCATATAGTTATATAGGTATTATTTTAGGCATTCTTTTATCGCTTGGTGCTTTTGTAACACTTATAGTAGGTGGGATAACTATATCAGAAAGTAGTATTATTGATGATAAAATACAAATGTACACTGAGGAGAATACAAATATCGAAACAACTATCACAGCTACAGTAGAGAAATATCTTGAGCACGAATTAAACATATTTGATAGTTTACAAGGTGAAGACATACAAACGCTATTGGTAGTATACCCAGAAATTAATAGCAATGAGCTTGTTAAAGCACAAATAGAAGTGTTTATAGATAACAATAACAAAATAAAAGAATTAAAAGAACAAAAACTAAATATTCAAGTTTGGAAATTTTGGGTTTATTTTGGATAGGAGGAGAGAAAATGAGATCTATTTTAATTAGTATTAAACCTGAATGGGTTGAGAAAATATTTACCGGTAAGAAAATTCTTGAAATCAGAAAATCAATCCCAAAATGCAATCTGCCTTGTAAAGTTTATATTTATTGTACTCAATCTACTAAGTATGCTTTTTATCATATTAAAGATGAAAGATTCATGTTATATAAAGGTACTGGAAAGCAAGTAAATGGTAATTTGAGTTGCGGTACAAAATTAAATGGTAAAGTAGTTGCAGAATTTACATTGCATGATATTGAAACTATTGATAGAGATTATAATGATTGGCTACCAAAAAGAATGTATGATATAATGCCAAGTCAATTAGAGGCATCTTGTTTAACTGAAGAGCAACTAGATAATTATGGTAAAGGTAAAACTTTATACGCATGGTGTATAGATGATTTGAAAATTTATAAACAACCAAAAGCGTTAAATGAATTTAAAAAAGACTTAGATTGTGATGATTATCCTTGCAATAAAAATAGTGATTGTAAATATAACTATTATGACACAAGTGAAGGTTGTTGGGCTTGTGGGATCGACTTTGATGGTGCAAATTGTATTTATAAACAAATAAATAAAGCCCCACAAAGCTGGTGTTATGTAGAGGAGATTAAGTAACATGTATGATTATGAAGATTATTATAGAGAACCATCAGAGATAGAAGATTTATTTAATGAGTATTCAGCAAAATTACAAACAATGTTAAAGAATGAGATTGTAAATAATGCTAAGAAATATGATGTAAATAAAGATGAAGTTAAAACTATGATGATGGTTGCGAATGGACTTAAAGAAGAGTATGAAAAGAAACTTGAAGATTTTGATAATGAAATAAGTAAAGCAGCCCAAGAACAACATAATAAATGGTTAGAGAAATTACTCCACACTGATATTAAAGTTGGTGATACTGTTTATAAGATATATTCAAATGGGTATACTTATCTAACTTGTCCTTATTGTGAAAATGGAAAAGTTGCAGTCACTTTAGGTAATAGAATAGAATCTGTTGATTGTCCTATTTGTAAAAATTATAGACCATCTCTACCTAAATATGAGTATAAAAAAGTTAGAGTAAGACAATTAAGTATGACTCTCACTTGTTCAGATAAGAATGAAAAAGCTACTCCTTATGTTGATAATTGGGTAGATACATCTAATTATCCTTTTAATAAATTCCAATGTAATTGGTGCATTAGAGATGAGAATTGGGACACTTTAACATCTGATAGAACTGCAAAAACAGAAGAACAGGCAAAACTACTTATTACTCATATTAAAGAAGAAGCAATAAGTAAATTAGAAGAAAAATATGGTAAAGATAAAGTTCAAGATATGTTAAAGGAGATTGAATAAAATGGTTTTAAAAGTATTTGAAGAATTTGTAAATGAAATTAACTCTAGTAATTCTAGATTATATAAAGAAGCTGTGTTAGATAAATATAAAGAAAATGAATATGTAAAACAAATAGTTCATTTTATATTCAACCCCTATATTGTCACAGGTATCTCAAAAAAGAAAATAGATAGAATTAAATCTTCATTTATAAGTAAAGAAGATATACCAGAAACTTATGATATATTTGACTTACTTAATTATGTTAAGTTGAATAACACTGGTTCAGATTCAACTTTAATTGAAGTCTTAAAATGTGCTATGTCTAATAAAGATTATTCTGAACTTATATTTAAAATAGTTTCTAAAGATATTAAATTGGGTATTCAATCAACAACTATAAATAAAATTTGGGGTGATAATTTTATACCTTGCTTCGACGTGATGTTAGCACAAAAATATTTTGACAATCCAGATAAACTTGTTCCAGAAGGGATTCAATTTATTTTGACTCCAAAGTTAGATGGTGTCAGATGTGTTTTAATTAACGATGGTTTTTCAGGTGCAAAATTCTTTTCCAGACAAGGTCAGTTAATAGAGCAATTGATAGAACTTGAAGAAGAAGCAAAACAGTTACCTATGGGTTATGTATATGATGGTGAACTACTGTTAGATAACAAAGATAATTTAGAGAGTAAAGATTTATATAGGGCAACTGTAAAAGTTACTAGTGCAGATAAAGAAAAAACTAATCTTATATTCAATGTTTTTGACATGATTCCAATTACAGATTTTCAAAATGGTTATTGTAATGCGCCTGCATCTTTAAGAAAAGAGCAATTATTAAAACAATTTACTTTTATGAAATTACCTCATATAGTTGACGTTCCTATCTTATATTATGGTGATGATAAACAGGTTATTACTGAACAATTAGATATTATAACAGCTGCTGGAGGTGAGGGTGTCATGATTAATATTGCAGATGCCCCTTATGAATGTAAAAGAAGCAAAGGCTTACTTAAAGTTAAGAAAATGCAAACCTGCGATGTTAAAGTTGTTGGTATGGAAGAAGGTACAGGAAAAAATAAAGGTAAACTTGGAGCATTAAAGATTGAATTTATTGGTCCTGATGGGTTTACTTATCAAAATGATGTAGGTTCGGGTTTGACTGATGAGGATAGAGAGTATTATTGGGATAACCCAGATAAAATTTTAAATAAAATAATTGAAATACAATATTTTGAAATATCAGCCAATCAACAAGGTACTTTTGGATTAAGGTTTCCTGTATTCAAGTGGATAAGAGAAGATAAGACTGATATATCAATGTATTAAAGGGGGTTATTATGGAATATATTTCAAAGAAAGACTGGGAGTGGATAAGTGACCGTTTTTTAACAGGTTGGGACTTTATTTTTAGTAATGGTGTTATATCTATTAAATGTGATAAGTTTACGAAAACTTACCCAAGAGATGGGAAATATGTAACATTAGATATTCATTACTTGCATTTACATGATTTATACATAGATGCAAGTTCTAAAGAGAATATTGAATATATTTGTAATGAACTCCATAAGTCTAATTCAAAGAAAACATATTTAAAACTTATAAAGAAAAATTTAGTTTCAAAGTATAGTTTCTTTTGTTTATATGAATTAAATCAATTGGGTTTATTGGATTAAACTGTATAATTATATAGGAGAATTTATATATGCATAAATTTACAAGAAATTATGTTTTTGGTAGAGTAGAGTATGTAATAGACCATTTAGATACCTCTAAAAGTTCTATGCATATGGATATTGACTATGAATATACTCGAATGTTGATAGAGGAAGAAAAGAATCATAGGTGCACCCAAATATGGAGTGTTATATTTCTTATAATCTCTGTAGCTTTATCAGTTTTAAATGGCGTTTGTTTAAGTGCAGAGTCATACACCACTTTACTTGCTAATGTTATAGCAGCAATTATAGAAACAATATTTGTTTTATTAAGTTTTGTATTGATAGTTTATGCTGGCTGTAATTTGGATGAGGATTCCAATATACGGAAATTAGAAGATTTGTATACTATGACTGATGCAGGACTTGCTCAATTTTTGAAAGCAAAAGAAGAATATGAGTTAAAAGAAAAAGCAAAGAATGATTTAAAAGCAGATAAATTAATAACAGTATACGATACACTAGATTCTGAATTAAGTAGACAGAGAAAACTTAAAATAATATCAAGTATTATAAAAGAAATGGAGAATGAATAAATGAAACAAACTATAAGATTAGAAACATTTGAGACTAATAGTTCAAGTTATCATAGCTTAGCCATTATTAAACAAAGTAAAGAAACTAAAAATGCAAGAGAAATAATTCCAGGACAAGATTTAGAGATAACAAGTAAAGTTTCTAGAAGGACAATGGGGTGGACAAGCTCATATCAATTTACCGCAAGAAGTACTTTTGATAAAGCACAAACCTTGTTAAGATTTATTGCATCAGAAGTAGATGATCAATGTGATGAAATAGTAAAAGAATCAGAGTATACTAACTATGACGAGCCTAAATATTTAGAAGATTATTATGATAGTAAAGGTTGTCATCACATAAAAACAAATCCAAAAAGATGTGATTATGAACTTAGAAGAAAACTTATGGATGAAAGATTTTATGAAGTACCTTTAATCAAAGCATTTGTGAATGCAATAAAGAAATATATCGGTGAAGATAAACAAGTAATTATTCCAGAAAAAAGAGATTTAGAGCATCTGTATGATGAAGGTAAAGGATTAGATGATTTATTAATGATTCCAAGCTACGAACTTAAAAATGTAGAATTACTCACAAAGAAATTTTATTAAATAATATTTGACCCAGATTATATACTGCAAGAAGATTGTGAAAGTAATGAATAATAAAATTTAAAGTAAACTAGTTAAAATTAGTTTACTTTTTCTTTTTATTGATATATAATATTAATGTATATATAAATAAAGGAGAAAAAACTATGTTAGATGCAGCATACATAAAAATAAACATTATACATTGCATAAAGATTCTTATGCTAATAATGGTTCATTAGCGGTATTTTTATCAGATAACAAGGAAATGATAGCAGTATTAACAGTAAATATAGATGCTAGTGATTGTATAGGTGATGAAGCATGTGCTTATATAGATACTAACAATATCCCATGGGTTGAGGATTTTTTACAAGAGAATAAAATAGCTTATCCGACAGGTGAGTATGGATTTAGTGGGTTCTGTGCTTACCCTTTATATAGATTTGATTTAAGTAAACTCGAGGAGGTTTAATAATATGGATAGAACATATGTAGTATGTCAAGAATGGGATTATTACGATAAACATGAAAAATGTGTGATAACATATACATCTGCTGATATTGAAGATTATGATGGTTACAATATGATAGGACATAAAGGTTTTGAAGGATGTAGTATTGACATATATCCAACATTAGAAGAAGCTATAATTAAGTCTCATTTTAATCCACAGGCTATTGATTTTCAACTAGATGAAAAAGATTTAATAGAAGCAAAAGATATAATTTCAAGATATGATTGGAGTTATGAAAAAGGATTAATTAAAAAAGGAGATGAAGATGCAATTAACTAAAGAATCAATATTAATAGATACCCAACCAGGTTTTGCTTTTATGCTTCATTATAACTGGGAAAAAGGAGTTATCTGGTTATCTAAGAATAGTTCCAAGAGTAAAAAAGTTAGATTAACTACAAAAGATGTTTATATAAGTGAAGGTGAAAAGGATAAATTTTATAGATCTAGAACTGGATACGGTCCTGATGTCGAACTAGGTTTGCTTAAACCTTGTTCTTATATAACCAAAAAAGATAATGAAAATATATTTAATTATTGGGTAAAATTTATGTATGATAGATATATGAATCTTAAACACAAGCAAGAAGTTATAGATAAAGGAGTTTATAATGGATAAATATTTAGATAAAGTAGAGAAGAATGGTTCTTTCAAGAAAAATTATTTTCTTGAAAAAGTAGAATTATATGAGGAGGAAGAAAATGCTTAAAACTATTCAATTTATGAAGAGTCATGAAAATTGGAGAGAGTTGCTACAAGCTGCTCCTTATAATTTATTCATAAACGAAGATGAAAATTATGTATTATTAAAATATAATCAAATAAACTCAGATTTTAATGAAGATATATGCAGAGAATGTAGAGGTCTTATTATAGACAAAAATATTTTAGAGCCAGCAGCTTTATCTTTCTATAAATTTTTTAATGTCCAAGAAAGTTTTGCTGATAAGATAGACTGGGATAGTGCAAAAGTATTAGAAAAAGTAGATGGATCTAAGATGCTTGTGTGGTATGATGATTACTTACATAAATGGAGGGTGTCTACTTCAAGTGAATTAGATGCAAGTAATGCTCCTGTTGGAGACTTTGGAATATCTTTTAGAGATTTATTTGACAGAGCTCTCTCAAATTATACTTTTCCAAACAATTCTTCTATGTTTGAATGCTTGAATAGATTATACTGCTATACATTTGAATTAGTAACTCCAGAATCTAGAGTAGTTGTTCCATATAGAAAAGATGCTTTATACTTGATTGGCGTAAGATGCAAATTCGCATTTGAAGAGTTAGATCCAAATTCTCTTGAGTTGAGTAAATTTATTAAAACTCCAAAACAATTTCCTTTTCAAAATTTAAAAGAATGCTTGAATAGAGTAGAATATATGGGCTATGATGAAGAAGGATTTGTTGTAGTAGATAAATATTGGAAAAGAATTAAGATTAAATCACCTGCATACGTAGCTGCACATTATTTAAAAAATAATGGAGTTAATTCAAGAGCAAAAATTCTTTCAATTATAGAAAAGAATGAGCAATCAGAATTTTTAGGACTATTCCCAGAATATACTGATTTATTTAATGAAATAGAAACTAAATATAAAGAAATGCAAAATAAAATATATGATGCTATTGATGATATGTTATTTAAAAGTAATACTTTCCTCTATGAAAATGAAAAAGAAAAACGAAAAGAACTAGCTAATTATATTTTAACTGAACATAAAGACTTATCAGGGTTTCTATTTAAATATTTAGATATAGACCCAATAGAATATTTTATAAAGCAAGAATGGAAAGAATTATCTAAAGATAAGAAAATGAATTTATTAGGTTATAAATTAGAAAAAGAAGATTAAAAATTTTAAAGTAAACTATGAAAATTAGTTTACTTTTTTATTATAATATTATATAATATAAATATAATTAAGTAGGAGATATAATATGTTTGAATATGCACCAGATATTAAAGTCGGAGATGTATTTACTAGAATTGATAAAAATGGTAAAGTTTGGAAAGCTGAAGTTATTAACAGAACAGAGTATTTTGTTGATGTTAAGAAAACTCAACAATACCAAATTAAAGTATGTGATGTTGAACCAATAAGACAAAGGAGATTTTATAATAGTACTTGGCATTCTAAGGATGTTGGCGGTGTGTTTCATTATGAAGATGCTGAACCTACTTCTGAAAGGGCTCAAATAAATATTGAATATGAAGAGTATGAGACAGGTGAAATAGAAGAAAGTATATGGGGTACATATAAGAAAACCGCAAAAAGACCTACTGGTAAATATTTTATAGCTATTAAAGAAGATTATAGCAAATATTCACAATATGATAAATTATATTTTATAGATAAAAGGAGTTAATATGTTAAATAAAATTTGGAAAGTAAAAGGAAATGAGATCAACACAGTAGCAGAAGTTAAAGATGCTATATATGGTATCATTCTAGAGAATAAATTTGGATCTAGTGTTTATGATAAAGAATTAATTACCGGTTATAAATTCTCTTATTCAGATGAAGAGATATTTAATAAATTAAATGATTTAAAATTGAATTATAAAATATTTGCTTTAAAGGAAATAAAACGACCTGCAATATTCACAGAAGAGATAGATAATATCATAAATGATATCGTAATTGAGAATAAAGATGAATTAGAAGAGTATTCGATTACTGAAACAAATATGGATAATCTACTTAAAAAGTTAAAAGAAAAATTGGACATTAAATTAAAGGAGTAGTAAATATGATAAATGAATTAAATGAAATATTTGAAGCATATTTAAAGGCTACTGGAAAAGATCCTACAGATAATTCTATTAGGTTTGGTGTTGAAAGTGATGCTCTTTGCCATAAAGCAAAAAATTATTTAGATATAGATAATACTGGACTATTAAGTGTATTAACTATGAGAGAAGCTTACAAATCTTTTATTAAAGAACATTACTATACTATTGAAGAATTACTTGATGGTAATTGGTATGAAGAAAAGAAAAAATTTGTTCATGTTGAATATTTATTGAATTCAGGTAAAGCCGGAGAAGTGTACCATAAATTCATAGATTTAATCATTAAACATGCTTCAGTGTTAGGTAAAAATTATACAGAAGAAGATATTGAATCTATTAAAAAGATAGAAAATATCATAACTAAAGCTATTGAAAAGTTTAATAATAAATATTCTTTTAAGCATGAGAAATTTAGTGAAGGTGAAATTAAAATAAATAAAAATGTAACAATACTCCCTAGATTATATAGATTTCAACATTTAAAATTATTTGTAGATAAAATGAAAAATGCAAGTGAAGATAATTTTATATGTATGGCTTTGATAGATAGAACAAACGAAAAGATTGAAGATGAATACTATGATAATAACTTAGATTCTTTCTTTGCTTTTGGTTTTAAGAATAATGGTGTCGTATGGGTAGTATCAGATAGGGTAACTTATGATAGTCCTGAAGGTGCTTTTAAGTCTAGAAACCCTGGCAGAGCTATGAGAGATAAGATAGACTATGATTGGTTACCTTATTATAAATTAGATAAGATAAAGCAATCAAATGAGCATGTGAATCAAGTATTATTACCTTTTAATGATAACGCAAAAGAAAGTGGCTATAATATAGTTGATCTATTTGATGATGAAGGTGTTATATATTCTACTTTAATAATGACTTTAATTTACAACAAATATTTCTGCAATTCAATAGAAGAAAACTTTAATAGGAAATACTTCTCGTCTGAAGTAAAATTATTACCACTCAATGATTCTAAAGCTTTAGTATCTTCTAATGAGCTACAGTTGCCTATTCTTCCGAATAATATCAAAGCAGATACTTATATCTATGAAGGTAAATCATATTCAAATTCATTATTTGATTATTTAATTGATCAATACCCATTAAAAACAGAATTACCTATATTAAAAAGTTTTATTGGAGATAAGGAAACAGCTGAAAAATATATCTGGTGGAATATCAGAAAACAACAAAAGGATCATATAGAAGCTTGTTTAAAAGAGCAAGATAACTATGAAGGGCGTAAAAAATTAGAAGACTGGCACCAAAATAATATTTCTAAAAATATTAAATCCATAGTTAAAATAATGATAGAAACACCTGATAGAGATGGGTTTAAAGATAACTATAAGAATAGTTATTCTAACAATAATCAAGATAATAGAAAAATGTTTTGGGAAGCATTTAGAGATAATGACGATTTAAATACTTATAGTTTAAAAACTTTTGAAAATGAGCATAAACAATCTTTTGCTAGATATGATGGTTATACTGAAACTGACTATGGTAATATTTACTATAGTTTATATGGTACGAGAAATTATATTTGGTTTGCTAATGACAATGATAGAAAGTACTGTGAAATAGAATTAATATTAAGAAGCCATAGCGATTTAGAAAAATTTTTTAATATAACAAATGAAGAAATACCTCAGGTACTGAGAAAACATTTTTATTCTAGATCTAGTGCATGTACATTATATTCATGGAAACCTTATACTGGAAATAGTATTTTAGAATTTACTGATCCAATGAATGAGATAAAAGATCCATTTGAAGATTTTGGGTGTCATATAAGTATAGTATTATCTAAATCAAAATTAAAAGAGTTAAAAAGAAAAATTCAGATAAAAGCTCATGAAATTAATTTACTTTTATAAGTAATTATTGTATAATATAAATAATTAATAAGGAGATTATAAAAATGGATAAAGAATTCGAAAAACAGTTAGAGGATTTTTATCAAGGTTATAGGGATAGAGCCAACTGGCCTTTGTGCGATGGGATACGGGTTGACGACCTTGCAAGAGACACCGCCAAATTTTTTAAAAAATTTAAAAGCGTGCAATTTACTAATACTAAAGATGAGCAAATTAAAAGAAGAATTGCTATCTATGAAAAACAATTTATTGAGCAAACCAATGAGAATTACGAACTCAAACAACAACTTGCAGAGAAAGAAAAAGAGTTTAATTGGCTACATCAAAAGTTTGCAAAATTTGTAGAAAGCAACCAAGATAAAATCTCATTCGCAGTAGAGCGAATTAAAAATTTAAAATCGTTGATATTAAATAGCTGGCGAAAGAATTATTGTAACTTATTTTTAGACGATATTGAAGAAATAATCGACAACCAAGTAGAACAACTCAAAAAGGAGATGATGAAAAGTGAGTAAATGTGTTAAATGCGGAAATGAAATTTTAACAGGAGATATCCATTGGGAAATGGGCTTATGTAACAACTGTTATAATGAATTATATAAAGACCATAAAACTCATATTAGTTTGGATAATATGTGGTTGAAACTTGCTCAAGATTTTAGAGATGAGAACGAAAAATTGCAAGACAAGGTAACCGACCTAGAAGCAAAACTAGTATTGAAATCTTCATTTAGTAAGTTTACATTATCTGACGAGTTATATAAATTATATATAAATTTGGAAAGAGAATATACAAAATCAAGCCAAGAAATTGCTGAGAGAGGTAAAGAAATTGAAAAATTAAGAGTTATGTTAGATACCTCTTTAACAAAACTCCATAAAGCAAGGAGGAAAATAAATAGAGTATTATTGAAAATAGCTAAATTTGAAGCCGAATTAGATAATTATACTATACAAAATGAAACTTTCTTAAAGAGAGGCAATCAGCATGAATAAAGATATAAAAATAATAGGATTAGACATAGCAGAAGATAGGTTACCTAAACTGGTTGTGATGTGTGGTTTGCAAGGTTCCGGTAAATCAACTATTGCAGAAGAATTGAGTTTGAAATATAACATGATTGTATTATCTAGTGATAAATTAAGAAAAGAATTTCCAGATGAGAACAATGAATTTATTTTTAGACGCTTATATAATCAAGCAAATATAGCTTTGAAACAAGGATTAAATGTTATCCTAGATGCAACTAATATTACAATTAAATCTAGAAAACAAATATTTTTAAATATAAAAGAACCTTGTAAAAAGATTTGTTACATAGTAAACACGCCTTATGAAGTATGTATAGAAAGAGTTAAAAAAAGAAATGAAGATATAAATTCTCATCAAGTTCCATTAGAAGTGGTTAGAAGATATTTAGAATCTTTTGAAGTACCTTTTTATGAAGAAGGATGGGACAACATATTACTGTATAATATTATAGGGCATAATGAGTCTGTAGAAAATTTTAATAATATGATGAAATCTGCATTTGGATTTGACCAACATAATAAACATCATACTCAATTATTACATGAACATTTAGAATCGGTTGCTAATCAATTATATGATATAGATAATGTTTTATATGAAGCAGGATTATTACATGATATAGGCAAACTTGATACGCAGACATATAAAGAAAATGACCCTAATGCACATTACTATAATCATGCCAATGTTGGTGCTTATAAAGTATTATGTAATTATATGTCTTGGTATATGATAGAACAATTAGGAGAAGATTATCCTAAATATGATACTACATTAGATATAGTATTTTACATAAATTATCATATGCATATGTATAATATTAAAACTGAAAAATCTGAAAGGAAGTGGAGACAAGTATTTGGGGATATAAAATTTAATAATTTAAAATTGTTAAATGAAGCTGACCAATTTAATCATAGTAAGGAGATAAAATAATGACAGATTTGGAAATGAAGAAATTAGCAGAATGTACAAGAGAAGAATTAATTGATATAATTATCAGTATGGATAAACAATTAGAATCAAATAATTCTTTAAAAGAAAGTATTGCAAGAGGAATTAAAGAAGGTTTAACACCACCTAATACTTTAGATATAAAAGATGGGCAAATTTATGTGAAAAGCAATAATGATTGGTCTTTCCAAGATTGTAGTTATGCAGTCACTTCTCAATTAGATGAATTTAAAAGACTTGCAAAAGAAGCTCAAGAAATAAATAAAGAAATAGATTTTGTTATTAAAGATAAATTTTTAAATTATAAATTTATTAGCGGTAAAGATGATAGATTTAAAATAGGTAAGTTAGAAGTCTTAGACCCATTTAATGTAACTGACACAGAAATTAATGCACGAAAAGAAACATTAAAAAATTTAAAGTTATTAATGTCTGCTTACAAATTAGGTTTTGATGATTTTGCAAAAAATAACTATTTTATTGCTTATACTCATTTCAAAGAAATAATAAAAGAATCTAAATTAAAAGAGAAACATAAAGAAGATATTTTGAATAAAGCTTGGAAAGATTATGCTAATTATTGGGATCTTTATAATACGCCTATATATGTAAATATTGATACCACAAAAGAGGGTTCTGTGAATGAATAAAGACCAAGAATTGCTAATGAAGATAATGTTTGATAAACAACTTTCAAAAAGAGATGATAAAACTATTTTAGAAAGCATTAAAACTGAGATAAAATCAGAAGAATTAAAATTAGAAGATACTTCGTACAATTCTGCTTTTTCAGCTGGTTGGATACTCGGTTCTATCCATACATATCATAAAGTAGAAGAAATATTGGATAAATGATTGAAAGGTTTATAAAAAGATATAAAATTTTTAAAAAGGAATTAATTATGATAGAAGGGTTACTAATTCTTATAGCGACATTATTATTTTTTTTAGTTGCGATTATTTTAGTAAAATATTAACTAAGGAATTAATATTATTAAAAATAACAAGGAGAAATTAATAAAATGAATCAAAAAATTAGAAATAATACATTCGAAACAAATAGTTCATCTATTCATAGCTTAGCAATTTGCAAAACGGATAAAACAGATACCCAGTTTGAATTATTAGCTTCAGAATATGAAGTAAATATTCCATTGGAAAATTTTGATTATGATATGATACTAGATGAGCCTTATGATATATTATCATATTTATATAGTTACTCGGTAGTATCTAAATATTGGAAGCTATATGATCTAATTATCAAAACTTTTCCAAATTGCATTTTTGAAAAACCTAGATATGATTTGCCTTGGAATAGTAAAAAAGGTTATTGTAATGATAGATCTATAATAAGTTTTTGTGATGTTATAAATTGTCATATGGCACCATTATTAGAAAAAAATGCGCAAGAATATATTTTAGATCATCTTGCAAAAGTTGTTTTTTCAAGTAAAATATGTATAATGAGAGATCTAAATTTTGGTAATTATATAGATGAAAGAGATGATATAATTGACAAAGAAAAATATAAAAAAGAAAATTTTGAAATAATATTTGATGAAGAAGAATTTTAAATAATTCTTCTTTTTTAATGAAATTTAGTTTACTTTTTATTTTGTATAATATATAATATGGATGATTAAATAGGAGGTATTATGGTAGTTACATGCAAAGTAATTAGTCTATTCAAGACAAGCAAAGAAGATAGAATGTTTATACCAGAGAAAGATTTTAGTTTTGAAGACTTGATTAGATGGGTTTATAGGAATTGCCCAGGAGAAAGAAAGATAATAATTGAAGATAATTGTGTTCAAGCGCATTATGAAGAGCGTGTGGAACTGTATTATATAAGAGAAGGAGAATAATATGTTTAAAGATGTAATAGAAGAATTAGGATTAACTGAAGAACAACTTAAAGACAAAGAAATTTGTAATTTTGCTATGCAATATGCATATAGAAAACAACAAGGAGATTGGATTCAATTTAAAAATGGAAATGGTATCTGCGAGATAAATAGAAAAGATGGAACACAAATAACTACTGTTTTATCAGATGAAGAATTTAAAGCAGATTTTCCACTTAATTGTGATATGTCTATATCTGAAAGATGTAACATGGGTTGTAAATTCTGTTATTTGGAGTGTACACCAAATGGTAAAGAAGCTAACATTAAAAAATTTATTGAAGATAAAAATAGTTTCTTATACTCTTTGCACCCTGGCACTGAATTGGCAATTAATGGTAATGAACCTTTACATGAAGATTTAGATTTATTATTAGAATTTTGTAAAGAAAGAGACATACTTGCAAATTTAACTGTTAATGAAATTACTTTGATGAGAAATAAAGAAATTATCGAGAAATGGTTAGATGATAGTTATATTCATGGTATTGGTGTTAGTCCATCTACTTACACACAAAATATGATTGATTGGTGTAAAGAACATTCAACATCTGTTATTCATACTATTGCAGGTATAACCACAGCAGAGCAATATAACCAATTGAAAGACCAGGGTTTAAAGATACTTATTTTAGGGTATAAAGAATTTGGTAGAGGTGTAGATTACAATTTATTTTTAGGAGACAAAGTTTCTAAAAATATCAAATGGTTAAAAGAAAATATATTAGATTTAACTGAACATTTTGAAGTAACATCTTTTGATAACTTAGCTATCGAACAACTTGAGATGAAAGGGAAATTAAGTGAGAAAACATGGTCATCTTTTTATAGAGGAGATGAAGGTTCACATACAATGTATATAGATTTAGTTAATGAAACTTTTGCTAAAAATAGCATTCAATCAAGAAGTAATCATTATAAATTAAAAAATAATATAAATGAGATGCTTGAAATCGTTCAATGCCCTGAATTAAATCAAATTTGGAGATAATATGACTATATATGAAATTCGCGATGATAAGAAGTATTACAAAAATAATAAACATGTTAGCAAAAAATCTGTTTTAGAAGCATTAAAACCATATCAATTAGCCAAATTAAATGAAAATAAAATTTGTAAAGTTAGAGATAAACAAGAGCAGCTTGTCTCACAACAGAAAACATATCAAGATTCAATCAAACAGCCTAATATTAATAAATTTACTGTAAATGAATTAAAACCTAGAGAATTAAAGATTATTGAAAAAGTAAAATCTAAATATAAAGTAGAGAGGATATTTTACATAAGAAAGGGATATCAAGATGAGTTATGGAGAAAGAATCCAAAAGGATATTGGAACTTTGTTTGCATACTATCTAATACTCTAGAACTAACAGTTAATAAGGCGATTCTAGAAGATATAAAAATGCAGAAAAAAGAAGCGTCTAAAATTAATAAAGAAAGTGCATTCTAGGAGATTTATTGTATGATTACATATTTTAACAAAACTTTTAAGCAGTTCACTGTTGGTGATAAGATTGATGTAAGTATTATCGCTTATGAGATATCTGAGGAAGATATGATTAAATTAAGTCAAGAACAATCTATAAGTTATGAGCCATTGAAAATAGGATTAATTGCTAAAGAATGTGATAATCTGATTGACTTAGCAGTAGATAATATTGAGGATGGAAGAATAATTGAGGGTGGTTTGACATCAGAGGGTAAATTTATGTTAAATCAGTATATAGTACACAAAGGCTTAAATGAATTTTTAAAGATGAAACAGCTAGGAGGGTCTAATGAATAAAGAAGAATTATTAGCAATGAGTGATATATCAATATTTTACTAGTATCTTGCATTAGGAAATGTAATTACATTTAATAATGGTCTTGCAGATTTTGAATTAACTATGACAGAAAGTCCATATTTTAGAGTATTGGCAAGAAACATGAACTATCCAGAATTTGAACCTTATGTATATGATGATATGTTATATGTAGGGAATGTACTTGGTATTATTGATTATTTAAAGCGACAACCTAGTACTATAAATCCACACCTAAAAGAAGATAATAGATGGAATGAAATTAAAACTATTGTTGGAATGACAGTAGGTCTAAATGAATTTAATTATAAAAAGAGGTAGATATGTGTTGGTTCTGTAAACATAAATATAAGATTATAAAAGTAGTGCAAGTTTATGATGATGATTTTAATCATTGGTTAAAAACAAATAATACAAAAAATGATTTACCAATATATCATAAGTATGTTCTTCAATGTGTAAACTGCGGTAAACTTAAAACTAAAAAAGTATAAAAAAGTAAACTCCAGTGTAAACCTTACTTAAATAATTAAAGTTTGCTACAAAGCTTCTATATAAGCGCTTATATAAATATATTATAGAGACTTAAAGTCTCTATAAATAATATTAATATATATAATATATGCTTGATATAGATTGATTATGATAGCTATAGCGCAGCAAAAATTATGAAAAATAATATTTATGTAAACTCTAAACGAGTTTACAGCGCTAAAATTAAAAAATTTAATCCAAACAGAATTTAATTTCAAAAGTTTTAGCTAAATTTATCGTAAAGAGGAGATACTAGAAGATAGATGAATGCAATAGCTAGAATATATGGTAATAGTAAACATCCAGATATAAGTGGAGAAGTTAAATTTACCCAGTTGGACGATAAAGTAAAAATTACAGCTGATATAAAAGGATTACCAAAATCAACTTTCTTAGGATTTCATATACATGCTAAAGGTAATTGCTCAGGAGATGAGCAAGATGAATTTAAAGATGTAGGTAAGCATTACAATCCAGATAGAAAAAGACATCCAAATCATAAAGGTGATTTATCTTCTATAAATACATCAACCGGAAAAGTTCATATAGAACAAGAAACAGATAGATTTACAGTCGATGAAATCATTGGAAAAGCAATTATATTGCATTCACAGAGAGATGATTTTACAAGTCAACCAGCAGGTGATGCTGGAGATAAGATAGCATGTGGAGTGATAAGAGAAATGAAATTATTAGAAAATGAATCAAAAAATCCTTTAAAAGATGCAGAAGAATTTGCTAAAAAGCATCAAAAAGGATTAGGAGCATTTGTTAAGTTGAACGCTGGTAATGTAGAAAAAGGGATAGCAACATTTAATAAAAATATGGGATCTAGTGAAACAAGTACATCTAGCACAGCTATGAGTGAAAGCATAGAATATAAAGGAATTGAATTAACTTCAAATAATAAAGAAGAATCAAAAGAAGATATAATAGATAATTTATCAGGCATTGTTGATGATATAGTAAGGGCTGGTTATTTTAACTATTCTGATATAATTAGAGTAGAAGAAGTTATAGATGAAAAAACCTTTGATAACTCGCATTTAATTATAACAACGAAAGATGAAGGACCTAAATTATTTACATATGTTGGTGGTAGGCTGTACAACTACGAACCAAGAGAATATATTAATAGGGGAGTTGAATCAAAGATGAATATCAGAGAAGAATTAAATAAGATTGATATGGATACTTGCGAAACCGATTTAGTTAATATGTATGAAGCTTGTAAGTTAACAAATGAGGATAAAAAACAAATAGTCGCATTGTTGCAAGAAAATAAAGTAGAAGATCTAAATAAATTTTTAGAATCTAAATTATTTGAAGATGAACTTGATCCTGAAACATTAGATGAAAATGATTATTCTGAAGAAGATTTAAAAATGTTTGCTAATATGATTAGAGTAAATAGTCCGCGTTTTAGAGGTGATCCATATCCTCCATTCGCAGAAACAAAGATAAATGAATCTAATATCCCAGATAATATGAGATTTAAAATGTGGGATAGTGAAGTTACAAGTGATGATGTTATCGAATTTACTTGGATAACTCAAGGAGAGTTTACAACTGAAGATTCAGAAATGTTTATAAAAGAAATAAAAAGAGCTATTAATGCTTTAATAGACAGTTCTAGATTCGATCAACCATTTACTCTTGCCCTAGAAGTAAGATCAAGATCAGGATATGAAAATGGGCATTTAGTGATAGATTTAGATTTTAACCGAGAATAAGGAGGTTGAATGAAATTTTTATCAAATTCAACAAAAATAAAATGCATCGTGGCCAGTGTTTTAACTGGCCTTGCATTCATTACTTTAATAATGCTAACAAGTTTATTAACAGTTACATTTGAAAGTAAATTGACTATGACTTTTATATACACAATAAGTTTAATGTTAATTTTACTTATTTGGCAAGGTATATTACAAATAAATGTATTTACTGATTATAAAGCTAAACGAAATTATCTATGTGCAGATGGTATATTAACCTTATGTATGGGTGCTTTAATAATTATAAGCGGTATATTATTAAGTGTATTGCAATTAGATAAAATAATGCATGGTATATTTATAGGTACTTCAGACATAAGAATATTCTTAACTTGTTTTCTTTCAGTTATAGGTATATGGAAAATATTTGTTACAATTAGAAGTATAAAAGAAAAACATTTCAATTGGTGGTGTGAATTATTATTTAGTATATTATGGATTGGATTAGCAATTACTTGTTTATTAACAATGTTTATAAGTTCACAAGCACTGCTTTGGATTATGATTTCAATTGCTTGGGCTTTAATAGTTCTTACAATATTCTATATGCTTTATAGTTATGTAATTAAAAAACCAGACTACTTAGAAACAGAAGAAGCTATAAAAGAATTAGAAGAACAAATGGAAGAAGAACAAGCAAAGAAAGATAAAAATCAAAAAATAACTTCTTCATTTAGACTTCAAGATAAGTTAAGAAAGTTAAAAGAATTGAAAGATAACAATTTAATAACAGAAGAAGAATATAATCAAAAGAAAAATCAATTATTAGATACTTTGTAAGGAGAGAAGAATAAATGGCACTATCAAATATAATCAGCAAAATAACTTTAGGGGAATGGTTACAAACAGATTCAGATAATTTTAATTACTGCTATCTAATAGCAATTAAGGGTACTAAACAAGAAGGTGATACTATAGATCCTAAAGATGTTAGAAGAATAACTTTTGAATTAGGTATCGATTGCGGTATAAGTCAAAAACCTTTAACTATTCAAAGATTTACAATTAACTTTAATGATGAAATATCGCCTAATAATGAATTAAACGATATAGCTAGAGGTGTTAGATTAACTAATATACCAAATGAATTTTATATTAAAGTTGTTTCAGTAGATGATGGTAAGAAAGAAATAGCTGAAGGTACTGTTGCTATAGAAATTAATATGAATTCAATGCAATTAGTTTAAAAAATTAAAATAGGAGCAGGTTATTTAATCTAATAACCTGCTAAATTTAATGTATAAAATAAGGAGAATATAATAATGATGGGTATCATATTTCCAATAATAGTTAATTTAGTATTAGTTAGTGTATTTGTATCATCTATACTAATTGGTAAGAAACTTGGATGGAAAGCAAGTTTAGTGAATTTATTCATAACAGTTGGTTCGCTTATAGGTGGTTATTATCTTTCCAAAATAGATTTCTTTACAAATATACATGCTACTTATTTATCAATATTAAGTGACTTAATGTTTAAAGTAACTTTTGCAAGTTTGTTTGCAACTATTGTATATGTTATTGAAGTTATAATTAGTGTTATAATATATAGAAAGAAAAATTTAATTAAAGCAGAAGTTTTAAATACTGCTAAGATAAAAAGAGCAAAAGCAATAGATAAAAAAGTAGAAAAACTAATTAAAAAACAAGAAAGACAAGCTGAAAAAGTAAATAGAGTTTATAGAAAATTAACTACTAAATCAAGAGTATTTGGTGCTTTAATCTGTGTTTTAACAGGTTTATTACTTACTTGTACTTCTTACGTAGGTATAAAAGCAATATGTATCTATGCCCAAGATAAAACTCAAGTTGAATGGTTAGATGAGGGTTATATCTATACTTTACCAGGTCAATTGGATAAAGTAATTAAATAAGGAGAATATAAAATGATATTGAATGAAAATATAGGACTTGCTCCAGTAGAGAAAGAAGATCATGGTGAAGTTGATCAAACTTATGCAGCTGCTATCAGAGATATAGAAAAAGCAGAAAAAAAGAAAGCAGAGTTCACTAAAATACAAGCAGAACCTAAACATGATGAAAAACCAAAAAATCCTAAAATGGTTAGTGGTGCAAAGAAAATGCATTTAGATGAAAGTTTGTTTGAAGATATTTTAGATGAAAAGAAAGAGAAAACTAAAGAAGATATATTAGATGATTTATATGATGAATTACGTAAAGCTAAATATCTAGTTAACGCAGATCCAATTGGCTATAGGATAGGAAAGAGACAACCTGAAGGTCAGATACAACTTAGTAGAAAAGATAAATCATACGAATTTATAAAAGATGAAAAAGATCTTGATGATGCTAAAGCAATCGTAGATAAGTATGGCTTTAAGTATTATGTTAAATCAACATTAGGTATACCTTCTCTTTATATAGACACTGAAAGCTTAGAAGAAGAAATATATAGCACTTCTGGCGCAGCCGGCAAAGAAATGTCTTTTGATATAAAAGATGATGGAACTATCGTAATATATGATGGTGATAAAATAGTTAAGCAAAGCAAAACAAATCCAACATATGCTAAACAAGTTTTAAAAGATTTGGGGTTTAAAGAAAAAGAAATTATTAAAGAAGATATTAATAATTTAGAAAAAGAATTTACTATTCATTATAATAGAGAGGGATTTGAATATGGTGGATATGGTGCAGTAAGAGTTAAAGCTTCTAATGAAAAAGAAGCTAAAGAGAAATTCTTAGATGAGAAACCCGATAAAGATATTGAAATAACTTCTGTAAGACCAACTGAAAATGAAGATATTAGAAAAGGTATCAGATTGTTAGAAGATACTGAGATAGTTAAAGAATCTTTTGAAGACTTCTATGCTCAATTTGATATTAGACCTGAAAGAAAAATAAAAGAAGTTTACGCAGAAATATCCCCAGAAGAATTTCAATTAGATAAAATACACCCAACAAAAACTATCGCTGATATATGGTCAGAAATGCAATCAGGAGAAGATTTTTATAGAATAGCTTCAGAAGATGGAGAAGGCTTCGATAGCGCAGTAAGAGAAGGCATATTTGAAATTATATCTAAAGCTTTTAAAATCCCATATGATACAGTTTATTTAACTTGGAGAAATGGTGGCAAGTTAGAAGAATCTTTTGAAGATGAACAAAAAGCGGCAGAAGAAAGAGCGAGAGAAGAGACTATTAAAAAAATGGTTAAAGAAAGAGAAGAAGGTTCTCTCGGTGACAGAATTGAAGCTGCAGAATTAGAACAAGAATTAAAAGAAGATTATACTGATGGAACTACTATCGAGGATGGGGGTGAAATAACACCAGATTCAATTCAACCAGGTCCAGAAGCAGGATTAGCAGCTGAATTAACTAAACTAATTAAAGAAGAATGAGACGCAATTCAAGATTATAATGATGCTATAGTAGCAGCAGAATTAGAAGGTTATCATGATATTGCAAAAGTATTTAAAGATATAGTTAATGAAGAAATGAACCATGTAGGCATGCTTGAAACTTCTTTAAGCACAATATCTCCTAATACCCAGACTATAGAAGACGGAGAAGCAGAAGCTTCTGATATATTAAATGAAATACCTCACGAAGTTATGGATGAAGACCCTGAAGAAGGTATGCATTATTAATATTTAAAAGGAAGATAAGAATATGGAAATATTTGGATGGATTATGTTAGCTTTATTAGCAGCATTTGGAATATTTATTTTAGTTTTATTTGTTATTCCATTTATTGTAAGCGAAAGTAAAGCACTTGGTTATAAAATTAAAAAAGCAGTTCAAGATAAAAGAGAAGATATTGATAAAAGATCTGAAGCAAGAAAACATAGAGATGAAATTAAACGTCAAAGAGACTTTGAACTTGCTGATAAAAAACTAGATGCAAAACTTTTGAAAGTTGACAAACAAATAGAATTGCATAATAAAAAATTAAAACTTGCTAATGAACTAAAAGATGCAACTAAATCAAGAAAAGAGATTTTAAGAAAAGAAAATACACTTAAACATGTAGAAGAACCAATATACGCAGTTCCAGAAGAAGATGAAGCTTCAGAAGTTAAAGATATAGAAGAATAATTAGTAAAGAAGCTATTGATTTAAATATAGCTTCTTTTATTTTAAGGAGATAGTATGTCATATAATTTATTACTTGATACAAAATTTGAAAACGATCAATGAAAATTTATAAACTGCAGATATGAAAATGGCAAACTTACTTCTAGTTCAAAAATATTTGGTATTGAACAAGAATTGATTTTACCAGATCTAACAAAATTATATTTCAGATGTAATTATATGACTGCTTCGAAAGATATCACAGAAGTTAAGATAGGCATACTTAATAAAAATACTTTGGATATAGATAAACGTTTCCCAAAATATTTAAAATGGAATAATATATCAGTCATAGATTACAGCAAGCAAGAGAAAATAAAAGTACATCTAATATTTGAGTCTACAGAAGATATCAACGAAGTATATATAAAAGAACCAATATTAGTAGATTTAAATTATTTACATAAATCTACATGGTTAAAAATAATACTAGATAGAACTATAAATTATCTACCTGGCTATTCATATAAAAATGAGTATAAAGAATTACAATTAACTGAAAATAATACTGATTTTAATGTGCTAAATAGAGAACAAGCTAAAATAGGTTTAATAATTAAAGAAAGTGAAAATAAAGAAGTTACTTTAAATGCTAAATTTATTAGTAATAGGTATTATCTCGTTAAACTAGATTTTGAAGAAATAAATCAATTAGGTAACCTTTATTTCAAATATGGTTTTTTGAAATCAACTAGAATAAAAGATCAAATATATTTAGTGTTTAAAGCTAGAGAAAATGAAGACTTAAAATTAATAATTGAACCTAATTCAGAATTATCTTACTGGTTAAATATAAAACATCTGATGATAATTGAGATAACGAAATTAAAATTATTAAGAGAAGATATAATAAATCTTCCATATATTGAAGGAGACGCATAATGCAATTTAAAAAATTATTAGAAGATATTAACGACGGGTGGGAGTTAGAAGATAACTATGATGTTGATTTAAATGTATTAGATGACATGAATAGTTTTATCTATGAGATAAGAAATACTATAAGAGGCGCATATACTAAAGCAACTACTTATAAAGAATTAGCTACATATATTAGAAATGATCTAATACAGCCGTTAGAATACTTAGCTCAAGATATTGAAAATATAAAAGAAAATGATATAGATGAATCATTAAAAGAATCTAACGAGGAAATAGAAGATATATCTTATTTAATATTCGATAGTACATACGGCAATAAAGAAGTAGAAGAATTAGATGTTTCATCCCTTAGTGAAGTAGATCATTATTATAAACTAATTAAAACAGTCAATGAAGCTGAAAAATTTAATTATCACTCAGATTACTGAGGTTATGATGAAGATTATCAAGAACAAAATACTGAATTAATAAAGGCTTTAAGTCCTTTTATAAATAAAACTGTTGAAATTGAATATGAAGATGGTTATATAAGAGGTAAACTTTTAGGTATAGCGATTGATAGACAATATAATAGTATAAGTCACACTAAGGTTATCTTAGATACAATCGAAGAAGTAGCAGAAGAATCTCTAAATGAAACAGCTGAATTAGATAAAAAAGTATCTATATTAAGAAAGAAAATAAGTATGCTAGATGATAAGGGCTATAAAGAAGGATATGATAAAGTAATAATATCTAACAATATAAAAGATACCATTGAAAATCATTTAACAAGATATAAAGATGAGTTAGCAAAAATTTATGATAGTGAAGAATTCTTCGAAGAAGATAAATTAGATTTAGATGAAGCGCATGGGTTAAAGGAGTAAGAATGAAATTATTAAAAGAAGCTGTTGCAGCTAGTAGCACAGAAGAGATAATAGATAGAGTTAGTAAAGCGTTAGCTGATGCAAGAATTTATCCAGATATTTGGCCTACAGGCAAAGATTCATTCGCAGTATCTATCAGTTGGGGAGATTGGAAACATGATCATTTGTATGCTGATAAAATAATTGAAGATACTTTAGGTGATATAGATTTCAGTATTGAAAAAGAAGTCACTGAAGAAGATGGTTCTGATACTTATAGTGCTATTCACAATGTTACTATTTATCCACCTAAAGCTAATTTAGATGAATTAGAAGAAGATATCGATACTATGCCATCAATGGAACATACTTTATATGTTCTTCATAATATAATAGGTTGGGAAAGAGATTATTCGCCTAAAGACCTATCAGACGTAAAAGCAGTAGCTGCTGCATGTCATATCTATGACCCAGATTATTCTACACAAGAATTTTTAGAAGCCATAGAATATTATGATTTATTTGACGATGAAGGTAATGTAATTAGTGAATTAAATGAAGATATAAATGCTCCTTTATATCATTATAGCGACACTGAATATAAAGTAGGTGATATTATAAATAAAACTTACAAATTAAGCTCTGAAGTTATTGATGCTTATAAAGATCAATTAAATTTAGATCCTGAACATCTCATACATATGCTTGATCATAAAGATGAAGATTATGCTAATACTTATAAATATTGTTATGAAGTAGAAGCTCCTGAAACAAGAAAAGCTAAAATGGATTTTTGCCCAGTACTATGCCAAGATTACTTAGACAGAATAAATAAAAAATACTTGCCAGAAGAGATAGCTAAAGAATTTGCTAAGATGTATGCTGGTTATGAACAAAATTCTAGCTTATTAACTTTACTTGGATTAGAACCTTCTGATAAAGAAGAATTCATAGCTGATAGCAATGTTAAAGTAATCAGAAAATGCGATGAAAGTTTAACAGAAGATATAAATATAGTTTCTTTAAAACAAGAAATTAAACAAGCTGTAAGAGAGAGGTTCTCAGGTTTAGATGAAGAAGATTATAATGATTTAATTGGAGATTATCTTTATGTAGATATTATTCCAATTAATAATTTTCAAACAAGGGTGGAAGTTAGAGCACAGTTGCCTTACACTCAAATGGATAAATTAGCAAATAAGTTAGACTTAATTATCCAAAAATATGATGACAGCGCTTATTTTGATCATGAAGATCTTGGAATTATAACTGCTTATTTAAAAACAGATGCTTATAGAAAATGGCATAAAAAAGAAGATGTTGAATTATTAGAAGCTCTATCTATTGAAGATGCAAAAAGAAAAATAGATCAATCTCCTTATCAAATAACTATTAAAGCAGAAGCAGAAGATGAATTTAAAGATTTTCTATTATCAAAAAATATTTCATTTATAATTGACGATCATTTAACTGCATATGGAAAACACGGTAAAAATTCTACTTTTCATTTAAAATATCCTAAGCATAAAGATTTAACAGAAGATACTCATTTAATTAATTCATATTATATAGTAGATTCAGATGGTGAAATTAAAGGTGATAATTTAACTAGGGAAGAAGCTAGAGAATTAACTAATAAATTAAAAGAAACTGCAGAAGATTATATTTATGTAACTAGAAACGCCACTTATGAAGTAGAAGGAAGCACAGAAACTGATTTCGAAGATATCATTGATGTAGACATACATGGTTCGGAATTTATTGTTCATAAAGATCTATTTAAATTATTTAGTAACAAATTGCAAGAAGGTAGAGCAGACATCTATACTCAATTAGAAGATGAGTATTTTACAGCTTTATCTAGAGCCGAAGAGAAAGGAATCGTTACATTTACTGTAGACAAAGATGGCGAACAAGAAGATGAATTTGATTCATTTGATGCTGCTGTTGAATATGCTAAAGAAATAGGTAAAGATAAAATACATGTAAGCAGTTTTGGTGAATGCTATGGTGCATATTGTGATGGTGAATATGAAGAGCACGATGAACATGTTCTTGATTTAAATAGAAATATAGTTGAAAAACTTATTCAATCATCTTCAGAAGAAGCATTTAAGAAAAATGTAGAAACAGAAATAGAAGCAGGTAAAGATCCAAAACAAGCAGTTGCTATAGCACATTCAGTTAAAGAAAAGAATGAAGATATAGGTGAAGAAACAATTATCTCGGATGAAGATTTTTATAATATAGATGATGATCCAGATATTAGATTATAGAGAGATTTTATAATGAATTATATAAAAGATATTAGATTAAAAGAAGATTCTGCATATGCAGGAATCATTGAAATCCCTAAAGGGACAAACAGTAAATATGAATTAGTTGAACCTAATAATGATCATGTAATCTGCGTAAGGAAAGTAATAGGAAAATATCCATTTTATTATGGATGTTTTCCAGAAACTTTTGCTGGAGATGGTGACCCATTGGATATGATATTATTATCTAACAAGCAAAGAGGCATTTTAGATATTGTTTCAGTTCAGCCGATAGGAGTTATTAAAACAATTGATGATGGTGAAGTTGATGATAAAGTATTAGTTATTGCAAACGATGAACCAATCGATCATATAGATAAATTAGAAAAGAAGACTTTAAAATTTCTTAAGAGATATAAAGGTAAAAAATCTAATATGATATTAGATGAAACCATATATGATGCTATAGAAGCTATTAAAATAATAAATCAAGCAAACAAGAATTATAAAGAAAAATTTAGTAAAGTAAATTCTAATAAAAATTTATCTAGCTTTTAGGAGATTATAAATGAAATTTTTAAGAGAAGACTTTGGAGAATCGGAAGAATTAAATACTTTTGTATCTCAAATAGAAAGAAGATTTAGAAAATACTATGAAGTTACTTTATCTTTAAATGGTAATGTAAGTAGAAGATATTTTGCTTTTGAAGAAGCTGCTAGAAAATACTATGATGGATTAGTTAAAGAAGCTCAAGCAGATATAGAATATTATGATGGAGCAAATATAGAATTTAAAGCAGTAGAAGTATTAAGAGATGAAGAAGAATTAGATTCTATATTAATAGATAAAGAAGAAAATTTTGAAGAAGTATAAAGGAGAGTAAGTAATGCCAAATATGTTTTCAAATTACGAAAATATACCAGACATGTATATACCAAGTAATAGACCTACTTGCCCACCTCCAGAAAAATGTTGTCCAAATTTAGACCTATGTAAACCAACAAGACCTTATTATGCTGATTATGATATAGAAGGTAATTTAGTTGGTTATTGGTGGTATTATGGCAATACTTTTGACTTAGAATTTAATATAGAAGGTGAAATTACAGTTGAAGGAAGCCTTCAATGGTCTCCAATAGATGAATTTATAGATGGAAAATTAGTTACTATGAATTTATATAATTTTAGAAGAGAGATTATATACACACAGGTAATTAAAGCAACATCTAGTAAAGTAATTTTTTCTATAGATCAAGAGTTATCTAATAAATTAGTTAGAGGAGTTTATTATTGCTCTCTAAGTATAAGTGATGAAAAATTAGGTTTTGACCAAACAGTTCTTCAAATGGAAGATTGTGTGCTAAATGTTAAATAAGGAGGTAAGATGGAACCAATAAGAATTAGAGCTAAATTATCTGCTTATACAAAAGGTCTTATACCTACTAAAGTTAGTCAATTAGATAATGATGAAAACTTTGTAAAAGACCTAGATGAATCTCAATCAAACAATCTTTATTATGTGAGAGTTAGAGAACCTAATTCTACAGAAGGTAAATGGGTTCAGATAAATAGTGATTCATTTGGTGATGAAATTAAACTTTTAGAAAAATCTGGCTTAATACTTGACAAAGAAGGTAATGTAGCTAAGTTAAAAATAGATCAATACATTTTATCTCAAGAAGAGTTTAATAGATTATCTAAATTAGATGATAATGCTACATATTATGTGTATGAAAACACACCTGATTTATATATAAATGGTGGAACAGCTTTTTCTGATGGCGGCAATGAATATGTTGATTTAAGTCAATATGGGTTAGAGATAAGTGGTGGTAGAGCAGATTCAATTTTTGAATTAGAATTATTGCCAATAAATGCTAAAGGAGTATATAATGGATAAAAAAATAACTAAAATAATATTCAGACAAGATGATATTGCTAATATGAAAGATGTTGTATTAGCAAAAGGTGAGCCAGCTATTGCTTTTAATGGAACTACTTATGACTTTAAAATAGGTGATGCTATTCATACTTTTGAAAATTTACCAGTTATAAAAACAGACCATGTTATAACAGAGCCAATTGAAGATGGTGAATACTTAAGAAAGAAACAAGGAGATATTTATTCTTGGGTTACAATAGAAGATTCAAGAAAGACATTAGCGGACTTGTTAGTACAACCTTATGGTGAAGAATTAGATATGGGTTATAATATAATTGACTCATCAAATACAACTAGAAGAGTATTTGGCATTAGAAAATCATTCATAGTAAGCATAAATGCAAATCAAAAAGTTACAAATGAAATAACATCTGATACATATTCTATTATAGAATGTGGTGGATATGTAGTAGCAGGCAATGATGGCAGGGTTAGTGTAACATCTGGTTCAGATTTATGTAAATCAGAGATATATGTAACACCTGAAAATAAATTAGATATATCTACTGTAACAAAATGTGATAGATTAGATAATTTAATAGATGTTTGGGTATTATATACAAAAGTTCAATAATGACAATAGAAGAACAAATATATAAAGCAAATAGAATAAGATTAGATATACTCTTAGAGGCTAAAGAAATAACCTTAGATGAATATTATTATCAACTTAATATAAATAATAAAAAACTTTATAAAGAGGCCTAAAAAGCTTCTTTTTTATTGCTAAATTTATTGATAATTAAAATAAAGCTTGTTGAACTAGAGATAGTTACTGTATAGCGAAAATTAAAATTGAATAAATTCAGCCTATTTTATATAGGTAATTTTTGCTATAATATCTTACTATCTATCACAAGTAGATGTAAGATATTTTTTATTTTATAACGAGGAAATAATGGGAATAGTTAAAAAAGTAGACAACCAAATAAAAGAGATTGCTAATAAATCAGTAATAGACCACAGTCAACTATCAAATAGAAATGCTTACGGTGCTCATAGCATAGATGCTATTAGAAAATTACCAGAGAAATTAACTTCTTTAAAAGATAAAGATACTTATTTAGACACTAAAATTGATGCAGAGATCACTAGTAGAATAGAAGCAGATAATGTACTTCAAACAAATATAAACCTCGAAGAAGCTGCTAGAATTGCTAAAGATTCAGAGATTGAAAGAAAAGCAAAACAAATAAATATAGAAGAAATTAATGGTACAGGTAAATTAAGGTTTTATAACTATGGTAGGGAAAATCATGGCGTAGAAATACAAGCTGGGTTTTTACCAGATAATGATACTCTTGAATTAGTAGGCGAAGAAGAGAATAAAAAACTTGCTTTAAAAGGTGTATATGTAGATGGTAAGACTATAGTTGGTACTGGTGCAAGACCTTTTGATGTTCATGTAGAAGATAAAGAAATAGATTCTTCTTCTATAATATCTTTTGAAATAGATACTATCAAATTTATAGAAAAAATTCATGATTTTAACATGCATATTAAGAATGGATCTGAGATTCAACTTCAATATGTAGACGCTGCGGATACTGGTAAACTACAAACTTCACAAACAGCGGATACTTTACATATAACAGCAGTCCCTGAATTAGTAATTACAGATGGTACTTTAGATATATCAAATTCCCCAACTTGGAAATTATTAAATATAGATGTAATAGCTACTGCGAATGAATTTGGATTAACTATTGAAGGAACTCCAGTAGTAAATGATATTATTTCATTCATTATTTATACTGGTGAAAATGAATTACAAGCAGTTGCAATAGGTGATCCAACTGGAGTAATTACACCTTCAGATGTGAGAGAATTGCAGGCGGATAATGAAGTTAATACTGAAAATATAAATGAATTATTTCAAAGGGTAGATGCGATAGAAGGTGTTGGAGGATATTTAAATCCTTATGATTTTGATACAACAACTCCAGATCTACCAACTGATAATATAGTATTAGATTCTGAAGGTAATTATGATGCATCAGCATCTACATTAAGTGAATTAACACAATATGCTTTAGACCAAATAACTAGTATAGATGACCCAAGAGAAATATGGAATGGTACTCGTGTTACTAACTTAGAAGACAATCATACTTGGATTTTAAATAATAATTATCCAAATGATTTTAGTTGGACAGATTTAGGTCAAGCATTGGTAGGAGTAGCAACTACAGAAACATTAGGTGTTGTTAGATCTTCTACAGAAAATCTAAAGATAAATGTTGATTTAAATGGTGAGATGTCAGTTAATAATTTAGGAGATAAATTATCTGATATAGAATCAAACTTAAATTATTTGATTGTGCAAACACTTTTAGAAAGAAATGCTTTAACAAATAAATATGATGGACTAAAAGTATATGTTAGAGATAATGATATAACTTATTTATATCAAAATAATGCTTGGATTCAAGAAAACAATTATATAAATTCAGATAAAGCAAAAGTAGATAAAATAATAACTTCTGGTAGTGGTAATAGTTATTTATCAGATGATGGTACTTATAAAGAAATAATAATTCCAGAAGTAGAATTAGATGATATAACAATCACTAGAAATAATGAAAATAAATTACAATCAATTGCAATGACGAATGGCACAGATGTGATTGATTATAACATTTTATATCAAGCAATAAGTACTAACTGGGAGGTATAGATGGGAAGAATACTTAACAAAAGCCCTCTTAGCAATAAACTTTTTAGTTTAGAATCGGTAAACTTTGTTACTACAGCTAAAGTTTCTACAGGCACTTATTTATGCCGCGCAGTTGATATTGACGGGACAGTTTTAAAAGAAGAATGGCTTAATACTGGAGACATTTTTACTTTGCCTGCCTTACCAACTAATCATGATAGATTAGTTGCAACCGGTTGGGTGAGCTCATGTCCTGATTTAGACCAAGCAGGAACCTCGACAGTTGTAACTAAAAGAGATATAATGGCTGGACCAGTTTATGAAACTAAGAGCGGAATGGTTGAAGTAATAGTTGAAATAACTGAAGATATTGCTCCTAATATAGAAACTGAGGGACACACAGTTACTGTAAATTTTAACGGTACTAAATATTGGGATTACGAGGGAGATAAAACCATTACTGACACCACTAACACTCATACTTATTATTCATATGGGACTTATATTATCGCGATTGAGGGAGCAACAGGATATGATAGTACAGAATATATATTGTCATCACATGCTATAAGAAAATTGTATTTTACATCGAGTGATAATGGGCCAGAAACTTTAATGAACATAGGTCATCGCTATAATTGTTCAAATTTAACAGAACTATCATTGGGAGCAAAGATAAAAAGTCATATAACTGGTCACTTTAATTATGTATTTCCGAAAGCGGTTATATATCCCGCTGGATTGGAGTCTTTTCAAAACATTTTAACGAATGCTAATGACCTAGTTATTCCATCTACGGCAGTTTTTACACTTTCTGCTAATATCGCACCATCGGGCATTATCAAATACCCCACATTAGTATTTGATAAATGTAATACGACTGGTCACTATTTGCGATTAGCATCTATAAGAAATTCTGTTGCAAGGCTTAATTGGCCTAGAGAAAACTATGGGACAGACTCTATACTACAAACTCTCACTGAAGGAACTCATATAGTTGACTTGGGTTGTATTACAAGTGTGCCAGCGATAAGTTTTTCACCAGATGAGACTCTTGTTTTTCCTGCTACAGTAACTAGTTTGTACGCTAGTACACAATTCCGAAATTGTTATAATTTAACAAAAATTATATTTGAAGGTGATATAACTGATGTCGGTAGCACTCCTTTTAATTACTTAGAGAGAATTCAAATTATAGACTTTTCTAAAAATACAGTGGTTCCAACCTGTTCTAGTTTTAGTGATACATATCTATCAACCAATTATAAAATTATTGTACCAGATAGTTTATATGATGAATGGATTTCTACCGCTCCATGGAATATTGTTGCAAATCATATCTATAAGAAAAGTGAAATAAATTATAGTTAAATTTTCAATCATAAGCTCTATAACATGTAAAGTCATTTTACAGCATATTTATAAAAGTGTTATATATAAAATTAATTAAAAAGGTAAAATAATGGAACAATTAAATAAACAAGCTTGGGTAGGAACAAAGGAAAAATTCTTACAACTAGCAGAAATAGAAACAAATAAATCTTATTACATAACCGACTTAGCTACATTTGGAATAAGTAGTGCTGATATGGAACTAGCAACATCTACTGAAGCTTCTTTATATGATGTGGGTAGTATATTTATTTGTTATGATGATGGCATATATTTAAGTGGGCATGTTTACAAGTTCACTGGTAATAGTTGGGAAGATATAAGCTATGCATACACTAAATCAGAAATAGATGCATTATTACCAAAAGCAGTTATAGTGGAGGATTAGGATAAATGCCAATATATTTTAATAATAATAAAGTTGGAGCGGCTTTAGAGTTAAAAAATTTACAAGAAAAAACTGTTACTGAAAATAATATAACAGTTACTCCAGACCCTGGTTATAATGGTTTATCTTCTGTTGATGTAAATATTGTTACTGGTGATTATAATATAGACCAAATCATAGATGGCGATGAATGTGAACTTATTATTTCTACACCAACTGGAGATATAACTATTGATCTACCTGAAGCGTTTGCAAATATGACAACCTTATATTATTTTATTGTAAATAAAGATACGATTTTAATTAGCAGTAATATAACTGATATCGGCGTTTGGGTATATACTGTAAGTACTAACACGATTGAACAAAAATATACTATTGGTTCTAGTTGGCGATATTTCCAGATGGTAGGTAACGATTGTTTAATTGGAGGAAATATCTCGTCTTCTGTCGGAGTATTATTATTTAATAACACTACCAAAACAATAGAACTAAACTATGCATCAGGATATCATTGGGACACTTTTAAGATAATAGATAATGATTGCTTTATTAGCAATAGTCTTAATCATAGTGGTTATGGAGTAGGGCTTTTGCTATACGATAGTGCTACAAAAACAATTGAACTAAAACATCCATCAGGATATCACTGGGATAAGTTTACTGAAATAGGCGATGATGTTTTAATTAGTGGATTATATGCTACTGGAATTTTACTTTATAATAAAATAACAAAGACCTTAGAACAAAAGTATACAAACTTTCTAAATTGGAATCATTTTTATGTAGATGGTAGCAATTGTTGGATTGGAAATGATACGGCTGATACAGGAATATTATTTTATGATGGTTCAATTAAAACAATTGAACAAAAATACGATATCGGTGCTTGGGCTTATTTTCAAAAGATTGGCGATGATGTTTTAATTGGTGGCAGGTCTAGAAATGGTATTTTGTTATACGATGGAATAGATAAAAGCTTTATTCAAAAATATACTAGCAGTGATGATTGGTATTTGTTTACTCCAGTTAATAATGATGTTGTAATAAGTTGTAGTTCTACAGGAATATTATTATATGATGGAGCCACTAAAACAATTGAACAAAAATATACTATTGGTTCTTATTGGCAATATGTTCAAGTTGTCGGTAATGATGTTTTACTTTGTAGTGCTACAACTAATACTGGTGTGGTAGTCTATGATGGTTTGACTAAAACTATAACTCAAAAATACACTAGCGGTGCTTGGCTATATTTTCAAATTGTAGGTAATGATTGTTTAATTGCTACAACAACTGCTAATGCTGGGCTTTTACTATATGATAGTATATTAAAAGAAATAAGTAAAATATATAGTAGGGAAACTGGTTGGAGAAATTTTAAATTAGTGGGTAATGATTGTTTAATTGGCTCTTCGGGTAGATATGGTACGGATGGGCGAGGACTTTTATTATACAATAGTGATACTAAAACAGCAACGATATTAAACAGCCAATTTAGCTTATGGAATACGTTTATAGAAGATGGTGATAACTGTTATATTGAGTCAAGCAATAAGTCTTTAAACCCATATATAATCTATTATAATGCTACAACAAAAACTGCCAAATTCGCAAAATACTATATAGGGAAGGTGTAATATGGAAATATATTTAATTAACAACGAAACAAATGAAATAATACAAATATATCAAAATGTTGAAAAATGGGGTTATAACTTCGTTGAGTATAAGAATAATGGTATGCGTGGCAAAATTTATTGTGATATGGAGACTGAACATTTTTCAGATACAAAACCAGAAATAATGGAGTAGTAAATGATAACAGATTTAAATAAAAAAGTTAAAAAGATAACAGTAGATGGCGTTACAATGGAGCTTAAACCTAAAGTTCTCGGTGGTGATTATAACCTTGAAAGTGTACTTTTAGAAGATGGTACTCAAAAAATGGTTGCTACTTTTGTTGGTACTGAAGGTCAGGAGATTGAAGTTGAGCTACCTGAAGAGTTCCAATCAGAAGGTAGTTATGGCATTGTTACATTTATATATAAAAATACTATATTGATGAGTACTACTTCAGCTGATGTTGGATTATGGGTTTATAATATAGACACTGATAAATTTACTAAATTAAGGAATGAGGCTCAATGGAATTCATTTTATGAAGTATCAGATGGGGTTTTATTATCTAGTAAGTCTTCAAATACGGGTCTACTTCATTTTGATGGTATAAACTTAACTCAAATAGAAGGTTCTTCAAGTTATTATAATATTAATATTGGGCATACTCTTAAAAATGGAGATTATTTATTTAGTTCTCAAAATTTACAAAATGTAGGTTTATGTTATTATAATAATGAAACAAAAACATTAACTCATATTGGTTCAGATACAGTAAATAATTTTTATGAATTAGAAAATGGTGATACTTTATGCTCTTATAGTTCATCTGCAAGTATTGGTTTATGGTTGTTTGATTTTAATTTAAAAATAGCGACAGAATTAGACTCTATGATAGCTAGATTAACTTGGACACCGCTATCTGATGGTAATTTAGTCGGTACAAGTTCTATTTCAGGTGCTGCTGGTGGTTTGCTAGTATATTATAAAGAAACCAAAACTACAACTAGATTTCTAACAGCCAACTATGCAGATCAAACTGAGTTCACAGTAGTGAAACCTCTATTAAATGGGGATTTTATAGTAAGTAGATCAAACTCAAATACTCAAGGTGTTTATTTATATAAAGCGAATGATATGACTTTTAATAAAATATTTGAAGAAGGTTATAATTTTAATAGTTGCACAGTATTAGAAAGTGGTAACGCAATAATCAGCAGTAGTTCTTCAAATGTTAAAGGGATTTATTTTTATAATAATACCAACAATACTATAAGTCAAATATATCAAGATGGATATGGTTACAGTAATCGACATGTAGTATCAAGTGACTTGTTGTTGCTATCTAATTCAAGTTCATATTATGGGACAGGTTTGTTTTTATATGATGATAGTACTAATACTATTACTCCTCTATTAACAGATGAGTATAACATGTATGGGTTAAACACAAAAAATGGTGCATTAATAGAGCAATATAATGGTTCAAAGATTTGGTTTTTTAACAAAACATCTAAAGAACTTAATGTATTGCTAGAGGTGTCAACTTATGCTAATATATTTGATAATTTAATCAAGCCTAATGAAAATATTATATTATTCAATACTAACAGCGTATATTCAGCACCATTATTTCTATACAATGAAAGTGAACATAGTATAGAAAGATTATTAACTAGTTCAGGTAGTCAGTTAGATAGATACTTTATCAAAGATAATCTTGTTAATCTATGGTCAAGTAAAAAGAGTAGTCAACCAAAAACATTCGAATATAATATTGATACTAATACAATAAAACTAGTAAAATACTATATAGGAAAAATATAAGGGAGATAATAAATGAGTAATTTAGACACGACAACACCAATAAGCGAGTTTGAAGTAGATGGTGTTAGTATACCTTTAAGCTCAAAAATAGATATATTAAAAACTGATACTTCAACTATTCCAGAAATATATAATTTATTACAAACAAAATTTAATGAAAACAAATCCGTAAGTTTTACTTTAAAATATATTGGGTATACATTAGGTGCAAGTGTGCCATCATACGGATATGACCCAAATGTAATGGAAATAGAGCCTTATAACATTAATTTACAATTATTAAATGATACTCAAAGAACATATCTTCCTTGTAAAGTAATAGGTATTTCAAATTCAAGAATACAGTGCCCTTTTGAAACTATTGATGCAGTAGGGTCATTTGAAATAGCAGAAAATAACATTTATGGATTATCACTTAATTATCAACATGTAGTAAGTGAAAAATATGCTATTGGTTGTGATTTTAATGAACTTGCATTATCAAGTAGTGATAGAAATTATGGGTTAAGTATACTTAGTTGTTAGAGATATCTGCTAAATTTATTAAGGAGAAAATAATGACTCAAAATTTTAAAGGAATAGTAAGACTATCTAATGAAAATTATTTAACATTATCTACAACAGGAACTCTTACCTTAAAAGATGGTTCTACTTTAACATTTGACCCAACATCTACTTTATATATAACACCAGATTCAACTATTGATTTTACTCAAGAAGATAAAGATAAAGTAGAAGTTATAGATATATCTGGAGATGGTACTCAATTTTTATCTAATGATGGTAGTTATAAAACCATTAGTGGGGTAGAAGTAATAACAGGTACACGTTCAAATCCTGTAAATTGTAAAAACCTAGAAATAAATAAATTATATAATGTACAAGGTTATATAGTAGGGACATCTTCTCAAAGTAATCCTACTTATATTATAGATAATTCTCTATTTATTTTTAGATTAGATAGTACTAGTCTAGTTTCATTTAATTATATTTATTCTATTAATGGGTTTAATCGATGTTTAGGTGGTTCATCATATTTTGATATCAATGAGAATGGATATATGACTAGCGGAGGTTCTGGTTGCGCAATAAATATGTTTAATGGAAAGTATGGTGAAAATAATATTATGATCTATGCTCCAACTTCAAGTGGTATTACAGGACAGGTATTGCAATCGAATGGCTCTAGTGCTGCACCAACCTGGATAGACTTGCCAGATGCTTTACTACAATTAAATGGTACCGAAGATACTCCTATTAATTTATACAATGATTTAGAAGTAAATAAATTATATTCGATAAGTGGAGTTATTTATAACTCAGATAATAATCTAACAGCAAATGATTCAATATTAACTTACAAGACAAATACCAATTTATTGTATTTAATTGGTGGAAAAATAGATTTGTTAACAAATGAGTTATCATTCCAACCAAATTACTTTACAATAGCAGAAGTAGAAGCTACAGGAGAAATAAGTACACATCAATCTAGTATTGCTCCAGTTAATTCAGGGACATCTGGTCAAGTACTAACAAGTAACGGCCCAGATCAAGAACCAACTTGGGAAAATAGTTCTTCTGTAAATATAGACAACACAACTATAACAAGAAATAACTCGGATAGCATTCAAGCAGTTGGCTTAACAAATGGGTCCGTAAATCTAACTTGTGATAATATCTACGATGCCCTAGCAAGTGACTGGGAGGTGTAAAATGGGACAAGTTATAGTAAAAAGTCCATCTTCTGGAAGTACCTTTAATCTTATGTCATGTGTTTCAATGGGAGATATGACATTTAAAGATGCTGTTCAATTTTATGATATGACTTTTAAATTATATAAAACAAATTACACGATAAATGAACAGGATTATTCAGAAGAAAATTTAGAAGAATTATCCAGTATTTTATCTACATTAGCATTTGGAGGAAATAATTAATATGACAATGACAGCAAGTCAACTTTTTAAAGTTACATCAATTTTAGAAACTGCAAGACAAGATGGCGTTAAGAATTTAAAAGCAAAAGGTATAACTATTCCAGATAGTTCAAGTATTCCTGCTATTATTGGTAATATAAACAATATAACAGGTCAAACTATCATAAATACTACGGAATTAAAAGCAACTGGGGATAGAATAATTACAGCAGCAGACCTACCTAATACAACTTTTACTTTGTACAAAGATGATAGTTTACTACAAACACTAACAAATGCTGATGAAGCTTATGTGGTAGCGTTTTCAGTTACTGATGATGGTGAGTATATAATAAAAGCAACCAGAGATTCTGAAGAAAAATGGCAAAATAGTATCAATGTACAAGGTGTTGGTCAATACAAATGCACTATGAAATACTATAATGAAGTAACTAAATCTGCAATAGGTAATTACATACCAACTTATAAATCTTTAAAATATACATGGGAAGAATTGCAGGAAATTTCTGAAGCAGGATTTGGAGAATATGTATTTGAATTTGATGGATTTGAATACATGCAAACTAATTTTATGGCTAAAGGAGCAACAAGTGAATATAGCAGAGCTTATTTAGTGCATATAGATGAAGAAAATAACTTAATATTTTGTTATTATAATTTCAATAGCACATATAAAATGTTTAATACATCTGGAACAAATAGTAATGGTATATCTTGGATGGGATGCATACCAAGAACAAATTCATTACCAGCAGGCGCTACTCAATACATATATGATTGGACAGTTACTGATTCAACAAATGGTACATATTATAAATACGAAATAGAAGCTTCTACATTTGTTCCTGTATTATTACCAGATGAGTACAATAATGAAACAAAATATTACAAGAAAACAGAAATTGCTGAAGATGGTGTGTTCTTAGCTTCATTAAAAGAACAATTAGGAACAGTTAGCCCAAGATTAAAAAATATCAAAACATGGCAAGGTTGTGGTGCTGGGGTTACAGTGAGCACAGATGATTTAATATTAACAACTCAAGATTATATGTGGCTACCTAGTGATAGCAATATATTTGGTGACACTAAGAGATTTGATGATTACTCTAAATTCTGGCTTGAAGGAGAAACATTTAAAGCATTTAAGAATTATAACGAGATATTATTTAGATTCTCAAGTAGTGCTAGATGGCTTAGATCCCCTTACGTTCCCTCTTCTTCGAACTATTTCTGTACTTGGTACATCCATGGTTATTCGTCCAACACCAATATGACGACTAGTTTTTCTGTTCCTCTCTGCTTTTCAATCTAATAATCTAAATAATCTGTTCGCCGAAAGGTGAACAGTGAGTATATAAAAGGAAATTTTAACATGGTTCCATCGTATATGAGAACATTAAGTAAAACTCAATATGTTTATGAAAGTGTTATGCTTAGAAAATTAGTAGCAAGCACTATTGTTAATAAATTCTCTAAAAAATATACTTTCTATGGGCTACAATCAACATTTAAATTAATAGATAGAGTTATGCAATGTTGCGTACTTGCTAATCAATGTGATTTGACAACAAGTTTTGAAAAACGAAGAGAATTATTGACAGAAGCTCTACACACTTTAAATTTATTCTCTATTGAATTTGAATGCATATTGGAGTATAATAATACTATCACAGATGGAATGCTTAATAAGATATTTGAAAAAACTGACTACCTAGAAAAATTAATTAAAGGTGTTATAAACTCGGATAAGAAACGAGTTTCAAAATAACATTGGTGTGCGGTTGATTATACCCTTACGTTAACTCTTCTTCGAACAATTTCTGTAATTGGAACAACAATGGTTATTCGAACAACAACAATATGACGAATAGTAATTATGTTCCTCTCTGATTTTACTTAAATAATGCCAGACATAGTAGATATTTATTGAAACCGGCTAAATTAATAAAAGGAACCGCACTTCCATAGCAATTAAAAGCTAAAAATAAAAACCTCCTAATATATTTTACTCAAGATTAGGAGTAACTAATATTACATAGGAGATTATATTGAAAAATAAAACTTTTAAAGAAGTTTTTACATATAAAAATTTATTGGTTTGTGCTAATCTATGCTTTAGAAATGTTAGATGAAAGCAAAGCATCCAAAATTTTGAAATTCAAAAGCATAGATTAGTAAATAGAATATTTAGACAATTGCATGCTGGGAGTTACAAATCACCTGGATACTTTGAATTCACTAAAAGCTGCAGAGGAAGAACTAGAAATATAAAAGCTGCACATATTAGTGAAAGAATTGTACAAAAATGCTTATGTAGATATTACTTAAACAATCTACTCGGAAGATCCTTAATATATGATAATGGAGCTACAATAAATGGTAAAGGCTATATATTTACTTTAGATAGATTATTTGTACATTTAAATAAATACTATAAAAGATATCATACTAATGAAGGTTATATATTAAAGATAGATTTTAGCAAATATTTTGATAATATAGATCATAATATTCTATTAAGTAAAGCAAGAAATTATATAAAAGACGATAAGATATATAATCTGTATAAACATTTTATAGAGAAAGCCAGTAGAGAGAAAGGAATAGCATTAGGAAGCGAAATTTCGCAGATAAATTCTTTGTTCTATGTTAATGAGTTAGATCATTTAATCAAAGAAAAATTACATATTAAATTTTATGGTAGATATGTAGATGATTGTTATCTGATATGCAGTAGTAAAGAAGAATTAAAAAACTGTCTGCGAGTAATATACGAAGTTTGTAATAAATTAAAAATAATTATAAATAAAAATAAGACAACTATCAGTAAATTAAAACAATTTACTTGGTTAAAAATTCAATTCCGTTTACAATCTAATGGTAAAATAACAAATAAAAATTCATATAAAACTCGAAAGAACTTATTTAGAAAAGAGAAATACCTTAGATCAAAATATGGGATAAATAGCAACCAATACACCAATTATAAAGGTTCATTTGAAGGTTATATAAAGGAGTATATACATGTTCAAGGTAAAAGACGAAATAAAAATACCTTTTAAAAATATATCTAATAATATATTAGCAAATGGTAATGAATTAACATTAATTGATAATGAGGGTACTTTTATTTATACAAACAATAAGTGGTACTTGAGTAACGAATACGTTAATAATATGTTTATGGGTTATGGATTCAAACCTAACTTCTCTCTAGAAACTAAAATTGAGAAAGAAGGCTTTGACGACATATTCGAAGAAATTAAGGAGTAGTAAATGAAAGTTCTTAATAAAGCAGATTGGTATGGTACAAAAGCTCAATATTTAGCTTTATCTTCTATTGATTCAAGTAAAAAATATTTTATAATAGATTTACCTAATTATAGTATCTCTAATGCGGATATGGAATTAGCTACAACCATAGAATCTAGTTTATACAAGACAGGAGATGTGTTTATATGTAAAGATTCTGGCACCTACTTGCAAGGACATATATATAAATTTAATAAAGATACAACAAGCTCTAACTGGATAGATATTTCAAGTAGTATTGGTGCTACAGGGAGTTCCTCATTAGTTTCAGATAGTGGTCAATTAACCTTTAGCGTTGATTCGGTATCAGATGTAGCATATTTAAAAAGTAATAAACCATTGCATATAGGTGAAGGAGCTACTGACTTAAGTTTAGATTGTGATACTTTTCAAGTATTCACTGAAGATGGATGGAATTGGGAAAGTACAATAACAGATGAAAATGGGGATGAAGATACTGCTAGATTCTCATTCCAGATGGGAAATATAACTTTATCTAATAGTAATCAGGGTGTGCATTTAAATAAAGCAACAGACCAAATAATTCTTCAAGCTAGTTCTATTAGAGCAAATACAAGTACAGCTGATTTAGGTACTTCCGCTTTACCTTGGAATAATATATATGGTAAAACTATCTACCAAAATGGTCAACAAGTTGCAACAAAAGCAGAGGCTGCTTTATATAAGCATAATGTCTCAATAAATGGCACAAATGATTCTGGCCAACAAATAAATGCTAGAGTAGTTGGTTTAAATAGAAGTAATGTTTTAGTAACTACTTATGGACAATTAATAAATATGATAACAGGGGCAGTTGATTACCCATTGAGTGGTTATGTATATAGTGAAAATAGTACATTCTTAGGCACTATATTATATTTTGATTATAATATGGGAAATTATTTTGAATTTACAGTAGCAACATCAACTGGAATTGAAATAATACAATTGACAACAGCACAAGCAACGATAAGTGATACAGTTGCAGTAGTAGAATAATTTAAAAGGACAATTTTAAGATGACTAAATTAAAACACAAAATATTCAGAATTTTATTTTTAATAGCAATGACAGCAATTGCATTTACAATGACTACACCATTAAATTTTTGGTTAGTATATGCACCTAGCTTAGTAATATATGAAACATGGGTATTATTATGTTTAAAAAAATATGGGGCATAATAGATTCATTAGCAATTGCTTTATTGATATTCGCATCTTGTTTTATTGTAAGAATAAAATTTATACATATGTTGCCTTATAAGGATTATACTTGGGCAAAATTAGATTATAATATAATAAGACCACTTAACTGGAATGAAGAAATAATTAAAGAAGAAATAGATAAATTAACAAATGTAAATTATTCTTTATCAAAAAAAGATTTACCAGGAAATGTTTTAGGTAAAGCAAATTTAATTACTTTCCATATAGATATAGAATTTGGTTTAAGTTTAGAAATGTATACTTTCACTTTAACCCATGAGATAACTCATCTAAAATATTATACAGTTGATGAAAGGTTTACTAACTATTATGCTTGGTTAATTTTATATGAAAGTGGTATAGATTATTTTAAACAAGTAGCATTAGCAATAGCAGACCAAGATTTTAGAGGTCTAACTTATTATGAATATTCATGTGCAGGGTATATAGAAGAATATTTAAGAGGTAAATAAAATGATAGCAGCTATATCAACAATATTATTAGTTATATTATTTTTTACCTTTGGACATATTACGCAAGCAATAAAAAAGTTACTAGGTTTAGTAACTAAATGGTTTTTAAAATTCTTATCATTCTTTGGTGTAAAAATACATAACAAAGAAAAATCAGTAGAAGTATCAGAAGAGTTTAAAAAAGTTTATAAGGATATTAAAATAGTGAAATTATCTAAAAAGAATATAAAACAACAATCATCAATTGATTGGGTATATTTTTCAGTATTCATAATAACTGGTTTATTAGTTATATTTAATTTAGATTCAGTTACTGGAAATGCAATATCTAATTGGTTATTTAATTTAATAAGTCCATTAGGTTTTATAAAATCAGCAACTGATATGAATACATTTTATACAGCAACTCTATTTTCTGTTTTATCTTTCTCTGCTACAAAAGTTTTACAAAGATGGAAAGAAACTAAACAGCAAAGAATTGAGAATAAACAAGCATTATTAAAATTAAGAGCAACAAAACTTATGAGCTCAAAAGAATTATTAGATAATGCAAGAGAAAAAGATTTAGAAAATTATAGGAGATTAAAGTAATGTCAACTAATGTTTCAAATAATATGATTGAATTAACTAGAGGTGATAGTGCTAAATATCCTTTATTTATAAATGAGGGGAGTGATTTATGCCCTACTAGATATGATATAGATGAAAAAGATGAATTATATTTAGGTATAATGGAACCAAATCAACCATTCGAGTGTGCGTTAGTTAAGAAGAAGTATAATAAAAATACCTTAAAATATGATGATTGTGGAAATATTTTGATAAAAATAGAACCTGAAGATACAGTTGCTTTAATTCCTGGTAAATATTATTACCAAATAAAATTGAGAAAATATGTAGCAGAAAATGACTATGACGTTATTACAATAATTGATAAAACAGAATTTTGGATGCAGGAGTAATTTTTATTCCTGCTAAATTTATTATATAATGAGGTATATTAATGAGTAATTGCTTATATGGAAAATTAAATTCTGAAACTATAATTAAAAAGTATTCATATAAAAATACAGATGGTACTTTAAAATTAAATATAGATAATAAAAATAATGAAATAAGTGGTCAAGTATTAAAGACACCAGGTAATTTAACTATTGTAAAAAATAGTTCAACAGGAGACAAAGAAGAATTTGTTTTTGATGGCCAGACAGATGTAAAAATAGAGCTTTCTGAAGTAGATGCTTACACAGGAAAATCTTCAAATAACACAGCTTCTGTTATCGTAGATAATGAAAATAATACTATAGATGTTTCAGTAAATATCGACAATAATACTATAACTAAAAATCTAGAAGATGATTTACAAGCAATAGGGGTTATCTATAATGGGACAGATAGTATAAAAGGTAATACTATTCATGCTGGGTTAACAATAACTAGATATAATGAGCAAGGAGAATAATAATGGCATTTATAATAGGTGATAAAGTAGTATCTAATTTAAAAGGTAATTTAAATGAGCAAGCATTAAATGCCATTATAGAATTAATAGATTCAAATGGCAATATAATTACTCCTGGAAATAATAAGTTGATTTATAATGAGAGTTATACTATAAATGCTATTCCTAATACTGATTTTAAAATTAGAACTATATTTATAAATAATATACCATATAATAATGGTGAAAAATTTCTATATAAACCCGGCACTTTTCCTGAAAATGATTTAAATATAAACATAATATGCGAAGCAGTAGAAGCGGTTGGCCTAAATATAAGTATTATTCCTATATCTAATACTACTTTTAAATGGTCTATTTTTGATGAAAGTCCAATCATTGGGTATAATATAACTAGAGATGCTGAGGTACCTGATTACTGGCTTGAAACACAATTAGAAGGAGAGTATGAAGTTGATTCTTTAGGTACTTATTATGTTTGGGCAAAAGATAATTTAGGTAATACAAATAAAGCATCTATAACCGCTTATTCAATAGAAGCTATATTAACTGATTGTGAACTAGAAGAAAACCCAGCTTTAAGTATTAAAAATGAATACTCGAGTGAATTAATTGCTCCTGAAGGTTATTATTTTGATAATATAAAAGTATTAAAAAATGGTGTTGATATAAGTGAAATATCAGTATTTTTTGACCCAGAAGCTACAGACCCTGCATTGTTTGAATTTGATGGGAATACTTTAACAAAATATGTAGGCTCTTCAGAAAATATAGTTATACCAAGATCTTATTCTATCGTTGATCAAATATCAGTGAGTACTTGTAAATTTGATTATTCTCAAATTTATTCCTTTAGAAATTATACAAATAATATAACTGTAAAAAATTCAACTAAAGAAATTACTTACACCACTGGAGTGGATTTTTATGATAGTATAAATATTGATTTTCCAGATCAGGATGCTGAATTAATTTCATTCGATGTAACTAATAATAATGCTTATTATTCTATAGCTAACGCTTTAATATACCCTGTTTACTATAATGATGTGAGATATGATACTTATTCTAATTTATATATAGAGTGGCGTAACACATCTCCTACTGCTATAAATTTTGAAGGGGTTATTGATTCCTATGGCAAAGGATCTGAATTTAAAGTAAAAGCAATTAGAGCAAATGCTTTTTCTAATAATGTAAAAAATTTAACCATATTAAGTAACATAGAAGAAATACCTGAGAGAATTTTTAGTGATACATCTAGTTTAGAAACTATAGAAGTATTACATAATAAAAATTTTGTGTCAGTTAATAATTGTCTTATAGATACTACAAATAATATTTTATTATTAGGCACAAAAAATAGTATCATACCTTTAGATATGGGTATAAAAAAGATTGGAAGCTCTGCTTTTTATTTATCTAAGATAAGTTCTATCAATATACCTAATACTGTTGAGTCATTAGGGTCTGCAGCGTTCAGGGAATCAAATATAGTTACTTGCACATTCGAAATAAATTCTTCTTGTAAAACTATAGGCACTTCATGTTTTAGCAACTGTCCAAATTTGAGTTCAATAATTATACCAAAGAGTGTTGAAACCATAGAACAACATGCATTTGTAAGTTGCATAAATTTATCTTCATTTGTTTTTGAAGCAGATTCTAATATAAATAAGATTGATAGCTATGCTTTAGCATATCAGAATAAATTAACAACAATAACCTTTCCTAAATCTTTAAAATATTTAGGAGACTATGTTATGGGAAAAGGTACTAGTTCTTATACCCCAACCTTAATTTCTTGTACTTTTGAAGATGGATGTAACCCTGATTATCACTATGGAAGAACTTTTGAGGGCCAAACATCTTTAAGAAGTGCAACCTTGCCAGATAGTATGACATCTATTCCATATGACATGTTTTACAACTGCTCATCATTATCTAATATAAGAATCCCAGATACTATAACTTATATAGGGAATTATGCATTTAGAGGATGTACAAGTTTACCTTATACAACATATTCATATGGTAAGTATTTAAGAAGTGTTTCAAACGCTTACTTTATAATGATAGGAAGAACAAGTACTCCTTCTTCGATGACCGTTCATTCTTCTTGTAAATTTATTCATGAAGGATTTCATGATGCAACCGCTTTGAGAACTGTTTCTTTACCTAATGGTCTCTTAGGTATAACTGGATTATCATTCATGGATGCAGGAATAACTTCTTTGGCTATACCATCAAGTTTAAGATATATAGGAGAAAGAGCTACAGATTATATAACTTATATAACATCTTTAAATATACCATCTAATAACCAATTAGAATTTTTAGATAATTCATGTTTTTCAGGTGTTAGTTCAACTTTAAATAAAGTAGCTACTTTCCCAAATTTAATCACTGCTGGTAACTATGTGTTTAGTAGTAATAAATTCAGTAGTGTTACAGCCCCTAAATTGAAAGTAGCAAAAGATTATTGTTTTCAATCATCTGGTATTAAACCAGATGGATTTGAATCTTTAGAAGAGATCGGTTATCAAACTTTTAGTTATTGTACTTTTACATCTGCAAATTTACCTTTATCTGTAAAAATTATAAAAGGAAGTGCATTTAGTAACTGTGCAAATTTAACACAAATTACTATTAATGAGAATGTTGAAAAAATAGGAAATAATTGCTTTAATAATTGTCCTAATCTTACAACATTAAATATATTAGGAGAAGGTAGATGGTACAGGACTACTAATGTAAATTACACTGGTGGGGAAGAAGTGGATTTAACTGATGCAAGTTTAAATGCTCAATATTTTAAAAGTGACTATGTCACTTCTTATTGGTATAGAGTAAAAGAAGAGGTAGGAAATGAAGAGAATTAATATTCAACTATTTGCTGAAAATAAGTTAATAATACCAGAAGAATGTGAAGCTGCATCTATTTTAGTCAGCCCATTAGATGGTAATATAACTATTATTGCAGAAGCTAGAAAAGTATTTAAAGTTGATTATAATTTAACTAATTGTTTTAGTTCTACATTAGTTAATTATATCTTAGATAGAAAATCTTTTTCTGCTACTATAACTGCATTTGAGGGCTATGATATTAGTAATGCTGTAGTTGAGATACTTATGGGTAACTTAAATATTACACCTATAGTGTACTCTAATGGAAACATTTTTATAGAAAGCGTAACAGATAATTTAACAATCAATATAAAATTATAAAGGAATTCATAAATGACTATTACAGAGCAATATTTAAAAGGTATATCTGACGGTGATATAAATCAAATAATTGAAAATGAAACTCTAGATAAAGACAAACTTTATATAGTTAAAGATTTTCCATCTAATAGTGGTATAACAAATGATCAAATGCAAGAGATTTTAAATAATGTTCTCATAAGAGCTTTTGTGAATAAAAATGAAGTCTTTGTGTGTGCTGATGATGGAACGTATATAAAAGGAAATTTATATAAATTTACTGGGGATTCTTGGGAAGACATAACAAAAACATCAGCAGAAACCGACAGCACTGGGACAAATATAGCACAAAAATTTAGTCAGATAGATAGCTCATTAGATGATTTGATTAATGGTCTAAATACTGTGCAATCAGATATAGTTGAAGCAGAAAGAGATATATCTAACATAGAACAAGACATCTCTATATTAGAAACTACTACATCCGTTTTAATTAATAATGGAGATGGAACTAAATATCTTTCTGATGATGGTACATATAAAGAAATTAAAGCAGAAGTTGATAATGTAACTATAACAAGAAATGATTCAGAGCAGTTACAAGCAGTTGGGTTAACTACTACTGAAAATAATATAACAGCATTAGAAGTATTAAATGCATTAACAATAACAAGAATATAATTAAAATAGTTTTATAGAAATACTTAACTTATGTTATAAGAGGATAATAGATGAATATTAAATTAGGCAGTCAAATAACAGATAATTATAGAGGTGATTTAATAATCAATTCTGAGTACACATCTGTTGTAGTTAAAGACAGAACGGACATGAAATATCTCAGGGTAAAAAAGTGTTATCTCTAGGAAACTACACTATAGAAATTACACCTGATGATGGTTACTTTTTATCAAAAGCTAAATTAAATAATAAATCAATAAAAATAAATTCTTCTTTTGTAGTTAATTTTGGAAACAATATATCAATAGATGCTATAAGTGATGATGCTTACACAACAGACGCAAGTTTATTTATGTTTAATGATGCAGGGTTGATAACTGATTATATAGGAGAAGATGAAAATATTGTAATCCCTAGAACATATAGTATTGGTTCAGTTGAGACAATTATAGGTGCTGATTTAAATTATAGCTATAACTGGATATGGTCTAATATAATAAGTAACGGTGAAGATGCAATCTATGACATAACTTTAAGTAATTCTACCAATTCAAAAACATACGCTACGGCAAGTGAATTATATAATAATTTAACTACTGATTTTCCAACTGACGCAAAATTAATATCTTTTAAAGCTAAAGAAGGTTCAACAGGTGCTCTTTGGAATATACCAAGATTACTATCTTATCCTGTGTATTTTGGTGAACAGCAATTTAATAATTACTCAGAGTTACAATCCAAAATGATGTCACAGCCAGTAGATACATTAATAGAAATGATAGGGTATAGAAGTACTTTCGAATCTGGTGCTGATTATATAGTTACTGGTATAGCAGATAAAGCTTTTCAAAATTGTACTATATTAAAAAATATAGATTTAAGTGTATGTGAAACATTGAGCACAATAGGAAATTTTGCTTTTTCAGGTTGCTCAAATATATCTTCTATAACAATTCCAAATAATATAACTAATATAAGTAATTATGCTTTTCAAAATTGTACTAATCTAACTAATGTAAATATGCATGATAATTTAATAAGTATCGGTGATTATGCATTTAGTGGTTGTACATCTTTAACAGAGTTAAATCTACCAAGTTCTGTTACATCTATTGGAAGTTATGCTTTTAATAATTGTACAGGATTTAAAAATATAACTATACCAGATACAATTACATCTTTGGGCAATTATGTATTCTCTGGTTGCAGTGGCTTGACAGATTTATATATACCTACATCTATTATTAGTTTAACAGCGGGTCTTTTAAAAAATTGTACATCTTTGACTAACTTAACTATACCATTTGTTGGGACAACTGGAACTGCTACAACCTATTCTACAGATACAGCATTTGCTATTTTATTCAGCGGGACTGCATCAAGTGATTTAACTTATGATGCTCGTAACTACAATAACTACTCTACAACTTATTATTTACCTAACTCTTTAACAAATTTAGTTGTTTTAGGTGGAAATATAAACCAAGGAGCGTTTTATTATTGCGAATCATTGAAATCAGTAGACATATCTGCTTGTCATGTAAATAGTTCCAATTATTTATTTGATTCTTGTTTTGATTTAGAAAATGTTTTACTTCCAGATTCTATGCTGAGTCTTGGTGAAAGGTGTTTTACAAGCACAAATCTAACATCTCTTCAATTACCAAGTAACTTAAAAACAATAGGAAAGCATGCAATCTACTGTGACCATACTATACAAAGAATAATTATACCAGATGGAGTTACATCTATTGCAGTGGATGCTTTTGGACCTTGTGCTAAGTTAGATTTAATTATCGTTCCTGCAACTGTTAAATCTATCGGTGCTAACTGCTTTTATAGATCAGCTTATGAACCTGAAAAACCATTAAATATTTATTTTTATGATTTAGCTAATATAACAACATTTAATCCTCAAACAAACCAATATGCAGACCAAAGATTTTTAAATAGCTTTTTTGGTATACATGAAGACAATGCAGTTATATACACAGCTTCTTCAAGTAAATCATCTGTATTGCCAACTGAATTTAATAAACTAGGAAATGGCTCATACGCACCAATTAGATATAATTATACTTATGAAGAGTTTATAGAAGCCGCAGGCATTGAAAATTTATAGGAGAAATAAATGACATTTTTAAAAGGAATAGTGGAAGGTAATCTTGAACAAGTAAAACAGCAATTAATAGACCCAGATAAAATTTATATAATAAAAGATTTACCTGAAAATAGTATATCTAATAGTATAATGAATGAAGCTTTGTTAGATAATTCTTTATCTGCTTTTTTAAGAGCAAATAATACATATGTATGTATTGATGATGGAACTTATATAAAAGGTCATACATATGTTTGGTTAGGTGATTCTTGGCAAGATATTACCATAGAACAACCAACAGTAGAGAGGTTAATATAAGATGAAAGATATAATAATTAATGGTAAAATTTATAATAATATATCTAAATTAAATTTTAAAAATGATTTAGGTGAAACTGTTACTTTTATTGAAGAGAGTGATATACCACCTTATATTGATCCTATTTTATCAAATAATAGCCCTAAAGTTATCAAATTTGCTTTTGATCATGATATGGTGCCTGATACTTGGTCTTCAGTAGATGGCGATATTATAAATATTAATTGCACTGATGGTAAAATTAGGCAATTAAAACTAGTTGATAAACAAAGAGCAAGATACGAAAAAGTCAATGGTGGGACATCTAACGGTGTATTTATGCTTTGTGAAGTAACTGAAATTAATGGTGTAAATTATGATGTTCCTGCTATCACAGGTAAACATTCTGATTTATCTTCTGGAAACACAGGAGGTTGGGCAACCTCATTAGCAAATACTGTTTCAATGCCAGAAGCATTTAATTTATTACCAGCTGAATGGCAAGAAATTGTAAGTGAGGTAAAAATAGCATCTACTATAGGAGATGGCTCAACTGAAATCAGTTATAGTAATAATAAGATGTTCTGTGCAGCAGCATCTGAAATATCAATTGATGTTACCAATGCTTATTATGCACAAGAAGGGCATTTATTTGACTATTATTATAATGGTAGAACTTTAACTTCTGTGCCTGTTACGGACCCAGGTAGAATTAAAAATATGTTAGGACCTACATCATCTGATTCAATAGCAATAATTCAACTATTGAGAACACCTTATCTAAATCCAGTAAGTGAAGTATATTATTTTATGAATTTACAATGGTCTGCTAGATTGATTTGGTTATCAACTAATACAATTGCAGGTGTAAAAACCTATTTTGCAATTTAATTAAAGGAGAATAAGATGTCAAATATAATAATAGCAGGGAATAAATTTGAAAATGTGAATAAAGTAACTTTTAACACTCCAGATGGTTCTCTTGCAACATTTTGGTTAGAAGGATTATCTCCTCAACCACCTACACCTGAATTTGACCCAATATTTGCAAATAACACCCCAGAGCAAATAAGTGCGGTTAGTGCTTATATATCAGAAAATAACTATAATTCAACTCAAGTTAAACAGACATTTGGTTGGGACTTGCAAACTGATACAAAGCCTATAACTTTAACAAATGGTGAAGTGATAGAGGTTGGGTTCTTAGGTTTTAATCATGATGATAAAAGTGATGGTACAGGTAAAGCTGGTATAACTTTAGGTATGAAAAATTGTTTAAATACTGATTATGGTATGAGTGTAGGTGGGCATACAAATGCGGGTGGCTATTTTAACAGTAATTTTGCTACACAAGATTTACCAACGATTTATAACTTATTACCAGACGAATGGAAATCAATTATTAAGCCCGTTTATAAAAAAGCAGCAAATGGTGGTGGTGCAAATTATAGTGCAGTAATAACCCAAAGTTGTAATATATTCTTATTAAGTGCAATTGAGTTATATGGAGAAAATGCTAATATAGGCAATAATCTTACTGTTAGTGAAGGTGTTGAAGGTGGTATTAATGAGGGCCATATTTATGAATATTGGGTGGATAAAATTAATTCAGATAGAGTAAAAACACATGTTAATGGAACAACATTAACCAGAGGCTGGTGGCTACGTTCGATACCTAGTATAGCTTTTCTTACACCATCAGGTAGTGAAGGTGGTGCAACTATGTATTTCTTCAGATGTTCAGGAGCTCCACAAATGTTGGGTGCTAGAAATGCAGCAGGTATCTCATTTGCTTTCTGTGTTTAAAAGGAGAATTAGATGGCAGTATATTTAGGAAAAGATAAAATAGCAGGGATAAGTACATCTAAAGATGTTGAAGGAAGTAATATATATGTTCACTATTTGGATTTAAATTTAGAGACAGAAGAACCAGGTGAATATTCCAGCCACCAAAGATGCTCTGCTATAATAGTAAATAGATCAGAACAGCCTTTTACTAATACTTTATTTAAAGAATATTGTTTACAAAATGATATATCATCAATGACAAAAGGTATAACTTTAATTGGAAAAAGAATAATAACAGATGTAAATGATTCTTTTTTTCAAGAAGAAAATTATAATAGAGTTTGGTATAATCAAGATGATGATAAAATATATGCATTAGTTAGTATGGGTATTTTTTCTGATACTTCTTTCAATGGGGATAAAACCAATTGGTATGTAAGATACGATGGATATGGGGGTATGCGAGAAGTGCCTATAACTTTTAACATAGATTTTGATACTATAATAAAAATATAGGGGTAATAAATGGCAGAAAATTTTAAAGGGATAGTTTACTTATCAGAAGAATTATATAATCAAAAGAAATTAAATAATGAATTAGATGATAATACTTTATATGGTACTCCAGATGAAGATCAATCTATAGATAAAAGCATTGGCATAGGTGTTACTCATTATGATAAAGATACTTTAAACGAATATCTGGAAGAAATCTTAAGTTATACAAATCCATCAAACGGTGGAACTTTACTATTTATTGGATTTAAATTAACTAATGATATCAGCGGTAATAGGTTTAAATTAACAAATTCTTTATCAGGAAGTTTATCAGCATCACAAGAAAATGTTACTTTGTTATCAAATGAAACTTTTATTACCTTTAGACCAACAGCTGTTGAGCCAGATAATGGAACTACAAAATCAGTTAAATTTATCTCTTCTGATACAGGTAATACAGGAGTTATGAATTTAGTGCTAGATAAAACAGGTGGAGTGTTTAAAGCTATCCTGTCGGGTTCAAGTTCAACAGCGTCTGGGGATACGATAACTCAATATTTCTTTGATAGTATAGATATAATAAATGAACCTATAACACATTTAGTTATAGAGTATCAAGAATCAAATTAGGAGATTAAGATGAAAATATTTAAAGGATTTTTATTTATATTTATAAATATTTTAAATATTATATTAGGATTAGCAACTACAGTAGGTACTTGTTGGTTTGCTTTACCTACATTAAGAATAACAGAAATTGGTACCAAAATAACTTCTGCAATACCAAATAATGTTATATTTTGGATAACAATAGCTGCAGCAAGTTTATTATTGATATTTTATTTGATAAAGAAATTTTGTTTTAAAAGATACTCTGCAAAAGTTAAAAATTTCTTTACTCATTTAAACACCTGGTTGATGGCAATCATAGCTGTAATATTTTCAATAGTAGCATTTATTTATAGTGATATTGAAATACAGAATTTTGATTTAACAAAACTTAGAAAAAGTGGTATCGTAGTTTGCTTTGGTTTATTATTCTTATCTCATTTAGTTGCAGGCAAAATAGCCAAGGTAATAAATAGAAAAATTCAATCTTATGAAAATGCAAAAGAAATGAATGTAGTAGGAAGAAGTTCAATAGTTTTTACTAATATGTTAAAGTTAGTTGAAATATTATTCCCTGAAGTTATTGTTCTTTCTTTGATTTGCTTCTGTGTATCTTGGAATGTAGCGGCTTATTTCTTAATTATATTAGTAGCAAGTTTATTACCAATGTTGGGAAATATAGAATGTGATTTCACTACTAGAAGAGAAATAATTAGAAAGAAAGAATTAGAAGATGCTAAATTTATTGAAAATGTAGCAAATAAAATTAAGGGAGATAGATAATGGATTGGTCAATAATTTTAGATTATGGAGTTAAAATAGCAGGCGTTGTTATTGCTACTTTAATTACAACTTTTGGTTCTATTTTATTTGCAAAATTAAAAGCAAAGATTCAAGATAAACGAGTAGATAATTTCATAACAAATGCAGTAAAAGCAGCAGAACAACTTTACCCAAATTTAGGAAAGAAAACTGGTAAAGAAAAATATGAATATGTTTTAAATGAAGTATTAGCTAAATTCCCTAATATGACTAATAACCCACATTTAAAAACATTGATAGAAGCAGCAGTTTATGGAGTATCTGAACAAGTTAAACAAATAGCAAAAGAACAAGGTATTGAAGTTGAGGTTAAATCATCTAAACAAACTTTATCTAGTTTTTAATTAAAGAAGTCTTTAGAACTTGTTTTTAAGTAATTCTAAAGACTTTTTATTATTTTTAATATAAATTATAAGCAAGTATAGTTTCATTAAATCTAGATATGTTAAATTAAGTGAGAATAATATGAAAAGAGAAGATAATATAATAAAAAAATTATTAAACAAAGTAACTATAGAGCAGTGGCAGAAAGCTTTAAGAGTTATTATAATATGCATGGCATTTATGGCTATATCAGAAGGTATATTTGAGATACCTGCAATAGAAGAATTTTTTGGTTCTGGTCTTATAGAAGGTAAGTCTGGTTGGTTGGTGTATGCAATAATCTGAGTGATTATGTTTGCTCAAGTAGCTATAATTCCAATTCCAGCATTACCTATTTTGGTAGCTTGTAATCAAATACCTAATTTAGTTGCTAATGGAAATGAGATAGCAAATTTATTTAGTCTAACTACTTTATTTTTTGTTGTATTTGTATGCTCTGCCACTATAACAGGTGCTATAGCATCATACTGGATAGGAAGAACATTCGGTAAACCAGCTATAAAATGGGTAGCAGGTTCTAATGAAGATTATGAATTATGGAGTAAAAAATTAAATAGTAAGACAGGTAAATGGATATATGGTGCTACTGTTTTATTTCCTATATTCCCAGATGATTTAATATCATTAGTAGTAGGTTCAATTAAAATGAATTTTTCATTTTATGTTATAGTAAATGCAATATGTAAATTCATAGGTTTATATTGCATGTTATTATTTATGAGAATACCTGGGTTAGACATATTCTTTGGTAAAGAGGGAAATGGTCCTCCAATTGCACTAATAGTTTATATTTTAATTTTAATAGTAGCAATTATATTAAAAAAGATATTAACAAAGATATCAGATAGAAAGCAACCTAAAGAAGTAAAGTTAGAAGAAATTAAAGAAAAAATACTGTATATATTAAATAAAAAGAAATCTGCTTATAAAGATTTAATTATTGATTATAATTTAGATATTAAAACTAGAACATATTTAGGAAGTAGAATTATTATTCATAAATATTATATAGTTAATAAAAATAATAAGAAACAAAAAGTTAGAATTTTAATTGATTGTAAAGCAAATAATTATAAACAAATTATATTTGATAAAAGTTATAAATTAACTGAGGTGTATGATACTTTTGTAGAGGATTTTAAACAATGCGATTTTTAAGAGAAGAATTATTATTGGAAGATATATGAGATTTAAAAAAATATTTTCCAAAAATTGATGATAAAAAATATTTAGCATTAATTCAACTAGATCCTACATATAAAGGTGGTGATATTGCAGGAACTTATGCTAAATGGATTTTAAGTCTTGCTAATAAAAACAAACTAGATAATATTGGGCATGTTACCGATATATTAAAAAGATTTGAAGAGAATAAGAAAAATCTTAAAAATAAAGATATAATGACTTTTAAATCTCTTGAAGATTTAGATAACTATCTAAATGATAAAAATTCATATAAAGAACTATCTCAAAGACAAGAATTAAGACAGACTCAAAAAGCTGTAAGAGCTTCTGATATTGAAAAAGACGCTGAATTAGTTTATGAAGACTCTAATTGAAAAGTATATATTCCTAAAACTTATGAAGCTAGTTGTAAGTTAGGTAGAGATACAAGTTGGTGTACTGCATCAACTTCAAGTGACTATTATTATGATATGTATACTGATCAAGGACCTTTGTATATAAACATAAATAAAAGAACTAATGATAAATATCAATTTCATTTTGAGTCAGGTTCTTTTATGGATATGGATGATGATCCTATCGATGTAAAATCTTTCTTTGTAACTTCAGGTAATGAAAATTTATATAATTTTTATAAACCTTTAATCAGAGAGAAATTAGAAGGGTTGAAACCTTTCGATGATAATTATTCTATTTTAGATGTTAGAATGAGTAAATTAGCTGAAGGGCTTTCTAACAGAACTTGGTCAGAAGATTTTTTACTTTCTTGTATGACCGGTGATATTTATGAACAATGAGATTGAACACCTTATTGATATTCAGCGGAAGAATTAGATTTTATCACCACTTACTTAAATGACACAAATAAAGAAATACTAAAAGATCATAATATTTCTTTAGATAATTTAATTAATGAATTAAATGAAAATGATGCTTTACATGATGCTATCAATATGGCTGTAAATGATGCATATAATGTAGGTAGTCAAGAAGCATGTGTTAAGGATTTTAATAAAGCTTTAGATAAGGCTATACCTTTTAAGTATAAAGCAAATCAAGAAACTCAACATTATGAAATCTATTTAACAGACAAAGATATTTTAGATCTATATGATTATATAAAAGGTTGTTCAACAGAAGAAGCTTTTGTTAATTATACAGCAGAAGATTTCTATTTTAGAGAACCTCAATACAGTTGAATGGAATTTGACGAAAGCATTTTTAATGATAGATTAAACGATGCTCTTATTACAGAGGTATTTTAATGAAATTTTTAAAAGAAAATAGAATTTACTTAAATGATTATGGAACTGGTAACATAGAAAATAATCAATATTTTGATGTAACAAAAAGTGAAATGTCAAAGTATACAGATTATTTACGAGATCCAGAAAATACAAATAAATATTTTAAAACAACTTCTTCTATTGAAATGCTTAGCCCTAGAGAATATTTTGAAGCATGTGCAGAAATATTCGATAGCACTTTTGAAAAGCAATATAAACAAATTCAACGTGAATCAGAAGATCTTGAACATTTAAAAAATGTTATCTTAAAACAAAAGAAAAAATTTCCTATAACAGTTTTAAATTATGCTGAAAATATGCAAGAAGGTAGACATAGAATGTTTACTCTTGGAGAATTATTTGGTTGGGATAAGAAATATCCAGTGCTAGTTGTAAGAGAAACTCTTGAAGGTAAGGAATATAAAAAACAACAAGCTATATTCAGAGGTTTGAATAGATTAACTAATAGAGCATTGGAATTTACTTTTGACAGTTATGAAGATGCTATCGAAGAAATAAGATACCATTTAGACAGAGAATTAAAAGATTACTATGATTATGAAGATTTGGATATTATATTAACTAAGAAACCTTCTATAATAATTCAAGTAGATAATGTAAGTTATGAAATAGAAGATGACCTAATAAATATAGATCCAGATAGAGAAAAAGATGACTTAGAAGATTTATTAGATATTGAAGATTTAATGTCTGAATTATCTCCTAGAGAACGTGAAATGTTTAAATTTGATAACTAAATAAGATAAGGAGATTATGTAGCCAATGACTTATAATTTCGATGAATTAAATAATCTTTCAGAAGAAGAGAAAAAATTAGCTTTAAGTATTTTAGAAGAATTTTCAAAAGAAGGTACCTCTAAAGTATTTGAAGATTTAAAATACGCAGATTATAACGAGATACCCGTAGACATAGAAACATTCTTAGATGACAATAATTATTTAGGACATGCTTGACATGATGCTGAAGGTAAATCTAAATTATATCCTTTTTGAAGAGAAAAATTAAAAAAATTATTTCCGGATAATATTTCAACTAGTGTAAATACATTTATTGAATCAGGAGCAAGAGGTTTAGGTAAAGCACAACCATTAGATAGTAAAGTTATGACATCTGATGGGTTTATTCCTATGGGATCAATTAAACCTGGTATGAATGTAATTGGAGCGGATGGTAAGCCACATATCGTCACTCATATTTTTCCGCAAGGTGTTAAAGATGTTTATAAAATAACTTTTACAGATAAAACAACTACTGAATGTTGTAAAGAACATCTTTGGACAATTTTGCCAAAAAATAATTATAAGTATAAGAAAACTATTCATTTGCAAGAGTTATTCGACAAACCATTAATTAAGGTAAAACAAGGTAAATATAAAGAACATCTTTATTATATACCTGTAACTAAGCCAATTGAGTTTGAGAAAAAAGAACTACTAATTGATCCATATATATTAGGGGTAATTTTAGGCGATGGCTGTATCCGAAGAAACTCATGTTCATTAACAAGTGCAGATAAAGAATTAATCGATTATATATCAAATAAATTAGATAAAACATTTGATAACATAAAAATAAGCCCATTACCATCATGTAAGTATGGATATATATTTTCTCAAAAAGTAAAAAAATTTACTGTTGGTCCTAAAGGTAATCCTGTCGCCGAACCAAATCCTTTTGTTGAAGCATTACATGATTTAAATCTGATAAAATCTTCAGCTGATAAATTTATACCAAATATTTATTTACATAGCTCAGTCGAAGATAGAATTGAATTATTACAAGGATTAATGGATACTGATGGTACAATAACAAAAAATGGATCAACAATCCAATTTAATACAATCAGTTCACAACTTTGTGACAATTTTATTTATCTAGTACAATCATTAGGTGGTGTAGCTCAATACAAAGAAGTTACAGGTAAATATAAAAAAGATGGGAAAGTTATAGAATGTAATACAAGCTATACTATCTCTATAAAATTACCTAAAGAAATAAAACCATTTAAATTATCACGAAAACTATCTAGAATTAATCCTAATTCTTTAAATCCTAGTAGAGCTATAGAATCAATTGAATTGTCTAGAAAAGTTGAATGTCAATGCATAATGATTAATAGTGATGATCATTTGTATTTAACTGATAATTGTATAGTTACACATAATTCCGAAATCGCTGTTGCTGTTGCTTGTTATCTAATGTACAGGATAATGTGCTTGAAAAACCCAATTGAATTTTTTCACTTAAAACCAACTGAAAAAATATGTTTTGCTTTTATGAATATTAAATTAGCTTTAGCAGAAGAAATTGGTATTAGTAAATTTCAAAACACAGTAAAACTTTCACCATGGTTTATGGCAAGAGGAACTATGGAAGGTAGGACTAATTTAAAATGGGTTCCACCTGATTATATCAATATAATAATTGGTTCCCAAGCAGATGACTTGATTGGTTTGCCTATTTTCTTTGCTTTCTTTGATGAAATTTCATTTATGAGAAATCAAGATATAGATAAACAAAAAGAAAAAGCAATTAATATGATTGATACCGCTATTGGGGGTATGAAAACAAGGTTTATTTATAAAGGTATAAATCCTACTTTACTTGCTTTAGCATCTTCGAAACGAAGTGAAAAATCATTCCTTGAAGAGCATATTAAAAAGAAATTAAAATCTGAGAAAGAAAATGTTTTAATTGTTGATGAACCTGTTTGGAAAGTTAAGCCAAAAGGTACTTATAAAGAAGAAACATTTAATGTAGCTTTAGGAAATAAGTTCTTGATGTCTCAAGTTATACCTACTAATGATGATGTAGATATATGGAGAGATAAAGGCTATAAAATAATTGAAGTTCCTATAGATTTTAAATCAAACTTTTTAGATGATATTGAAAGAGCATTATGTGACTTTGCTGGTATATCATCAAGTGAAATTAGTAAATATATTTCTGGTGTTGCAGTACAAGAAATTAAAAATCTTGAATTACAAAATCCATTTATTAAAGATATATTAGAAATAGGAAATAGTCAAGAAGATAAGATACAATACTATGATTTATTTGATTTAAGTAAAGTAAATAAAAGATTAAAGAGTAGACCTTTGTTTATTCATCTAGATATGTCAGTAAGCGGAGATATGACTGGTATTGCAGGTGTTTGGATTAAAGGTAAAAAACTAAGTACAACTGAAAATCAATCAAATGATTTATTTTATACTCTTGCTTTTTCAGTTTCGATTAAAGCACCAAAAGGATATCAAATATCTTTTGAAAAGAATAGAAATTTTATTTATTGGTTAAAAGAACAAGGATTTAATATTCAAGGTATCACGACAGATACTTTCCAAAGTTATGATACAGGTCAAGCATTACTTGCTAAAGGATATAAGTATAGTGTTTTATCTGTTGATAGAGTAGATTCAGATCATATATGTAAACCTTATCAAAATTTTAAATCTACAATTTATGAGAAAAGACTAGAAATATATGATTCTAAAACTTTAATTGATGAAATTATAGATCTAGAAAGAAATATAAATACTGGAAAAGTAGATCACCCTGATGGTGGACGAAAAGACGTGTGCGATGCTGTATGTGGAGCATTATTTAATGCATCTAAAAATGCAGAACAATTTGCTTTTGATTTCGGAGAAAGTTTAGATACAACATTACAAGTAAGTAATGCTACAGCAAATGATAGTTATACTAAAAAACAAATAAATATAGAATTTGAAGAAGAGATAAAAAATTTACTAGATCCTCTATCAAAACAAAAGCAAAAAATATTAGATAAAAGCAGTTCTATTGAAAATAAACAAGAAAATAATGCTAAATTTAAAGAAAATAACCAATCTAATTCTAATGCGTTTAAACCAATAGATTTTGGATTTGGTTCAGCTACACCTTATAAGCCATCTGCATTAAGAGATGGGATTATATTCTGAGGTTAAAAGGAGATTTATAGATAGATGCCTAATGAAATAGATTCAGCTGTAATAGATGATGAAGTTAATTATAATAAAAAGATAAGACCTATTCCTAAACCTCAACAAAGTGATACTGATCTAGCAGAGCGAGGTATTGCTTCGGTAATAGCAGAGATAGGTGATAGTAGCAAAATAGATATATCTGCAATCAATTCATTTGACCAAGCAAGTCAGACACGAGATCAGCTATACCAATTATTAGATACGATGGGTGATGATCCAACAGTTGCTGCTGTATTAGAAACATATGCAGAAGATGCTACTGAATATAATGAAAATGGAGAAATTGTTTGGTCAGAATCTGATGATGCAAATGTAAATAAATATATTACTTATCTATTAAAAAGTTTAAAGGTAGATAAAAATATTTATAAATGGGTTTACTCATTGATTAAATATGGTGATATTTATTGGGAATTATTTAAAGAATCTGAATATAATAATGACGAGTTCTTCAATACAAATGCAAATAAAGAAACTGATGAAGATATTCAAAAGAGAAAATCTCTTAAAGAAGCTATAGATATAAATCTTTATAAAACAACTGATCATTATGTACATTATATAGAAGCAGTTCCAAATCCCGCTACAACTTTTGAATTAACTAGATTTGGCAAAACAGCTGGCTTTATACAAACAGATATCGGAACAATAGCAAAGAATAAAAATAATTTAATAACAACTTCTTATAGTTATAGATTCCAAAAAGATGATATAAATATTTATAATGGAGATAAATTTGTTCATGCCGCTCTCGAAGACAACACATCAAGAATACCTGAAAAAGTAAAATTATTTAGAGATGACAATGCTTTACAGAAAGATAATGGTACAGAGTACACCGTCAAACGTGGTCAGTCCCTTTTATACAACGTATTTAAAATATGGCGTGAATTATCTTTATTAGAAAACTCAATGCTATTAAACAGAATAACTAAATCATCTATTACAAGAGTGATCAATGTTGAAATTGGTGATATGCCAAAAGAAGATGTCAGAGGTTATTTAGCAGGTATAAAACAATTAATAGAACAAAAATCAGCAATTGATGCTGGTAATTCAATGTCTGATTACACTAACCCAGGACCTATTGAAAATAATATTTATGTACCAACTCATAATGGCCAGGGTTCAATTACAGCAAACCAAATAGGTGGAGATGTAAATGTAGGTCAATTACCTGATGTTGATTATTTTACTAATAAATATTATGGTGCATTAAGGGTACCTAAACAATATTTTGGGTTTACTGATGATGGTGCAGGATTTAGTGGTGGTCAATCTTTAGCAATTATATCTTCAAGATATGCTAAAGCAATAAAGAGAATCCAAAACACTGTTATTCAAGGCATAACTGATGTTATTAATTTAATGTTAATAGATAAAGGCTTACAATCTTACTTAGGTAAGTTTACTATTAAAATGCAACCACCAACAACTCAAGAAGAAATTGATAGAAGAGAAAATACTGTTGGAAGAATTGGTATCGTAAGAGATGTCATGGATCTTTTAACTGATGTAGATAATCCAGCAACAAAACTTAAAATATTAAAAATACTTTTATCTAATGTTATATCAGATTCAGATATAACAAGCTTATTAGAAGAACAGATAGATGAATTAGAGCAACCAGGATTAAGTGAAACTTCTCAAGAGGAAGAAGATTTAGGATTAGGTAGTTCTAGTAACATAGGCAGTGATATTGGACTTGGAGAAAATGAACCATTAGACTTAGACACTGAATTAGGATTAGAGACTGAAACTGAAATTTCTCCAGAAGAGGAAGAAGATATTTTACCAACACCTGAAGAAGCGGGTGAAGGCGAAGATTTTACAGATAATAATTTAGAATTTTAATAAACTAGCCAATTATATTGGAAGGAGATAATACAATGATAACTAAAAATGATTGTTTAATTTTATTAGCAGATATTGAAGAAAAAGGAATAGATACTACTGAAGCAACTAAAGAACTAATTTCATCTCTTAATTTACCTTTATCTGTTATTAAATTTATAAATGATAATAGGCAATTAGATGTTGCTGCATTTTATGAAAGACTAAGAAAAAATTACAATAATAAAAAATCTAATCTTTATAAAAATATAGTTAAAGAAATAGAGGATACAAATGAAGTTTTAACTACTCTTTCATCAATGTTAACTCAAATATTATTATACGCAAGACAAGTTGAAGATAAACAAATGTTTTTAAAACATGCTAGAAGTTCTGAAATAACAGCTGTGTTAAATAATTATTTCAAAACTTATGATTTAACCAATTGTTTACGACTATTAAGAATTATAAAAGTAGATTTAAAAGCATTAGAAAGTATAAAGGAATAGGAGAGAGAAAAATGAATACAGAAATGAAAATTGCAAAAAAATTAGAGAAGAAATTAGCTAAACAAGCAAAAAAAGAAGAAAAGAAAATTAAAAGAGCTAAAGTAGAAGTTACTGAAATTAAAGAAGAAACAGCTAAAGAAATAAAAGTAAATATTAATAATAAATTATCAAGTTTTTAATTATAATACTGTTAAATTTATTATTTAAAATAAAATACAATTATTTTATGCTAAATTTATTAGAAAACTAAAATAATTACAGGAAATTTATCAGAATGGTTAAGAAAGAAGAATTAAAGTTAGACGATAGTGTAAAACAAAATTCAAAAGGTGAAGCTATCCTAGGAAGATTATATGGCACTGTTGCTGATGTTGTTAATCCAACTCGTAATGGTAGAAAATATGATGATGCTCTTTGGGAAAAAGTTTTCAATGATCCAATAGTTAATGAATATTTTGAATGCGGTGGGTTGCTTGGCGAATTAAATCACCCTTCTGATAGAGAAGAAACAGATCTATCGCAAGTTGCAGTTTGTATGCCTGAAAAACCAAAAAAGAATAAAGATGGTCAATTGGAAGCTTATTTAGATATTCTTGATACACCTAATGGAAGAATAGTTGCTACATTAGCAAAATATGGATATAAATTAGGTATTAGTTCTAGAGGCTCTGGCGAAACTTATGAAGCAATGGATGGTGAACATGTCGATGAAGATACTTATAAATTAGAGGCATGGGATATTGTTTTATTACCTGCAGTTAAATCAGCAAGACTTAAAATGGTTGAATCAGTACAAAATGGTAAATCATTAAAACAAGCTTTATGTGAACAATTAGATAGAGCAACAGAAGATGAAAGAGTTGTAATGAAAGAAACTCTCGATAAATTAAATATTGAATATACACCTGAAAAGGTTATAGATAAATCAGAATTAGCAGCCAAAGATACTGGAGCTAGTATGGTTAAAGACTTGCAAGAGTCTCTTCTTGCACAAAGAAAACTTGAAGCTCACATGACTGGACTCCAAGAAAAGCTATCAGTTTGCTATGCGAAAGAAGCCAAGTATGAAGAGGAAATAGTAAAACTTAAAAATGCTGTCAGAAATTTGAGTGAAAGTGTGACTAATGCGAAAGCATTACAAGGGAAAGTTGAGAAACTTACCGAAGAATTAAATCAAAAAGATTTAATAATTAAACAAGAACAAGATAAATATCAAAAACTTGTTGAAAAACGTAGAATTGATATAAATCGACAATCTAGTTTAAATGAATCAATTTCATCTCAAGCAAATAAATTAAAAGAAAAAGAAACTATGATAAGAGACTTGAATGAAGAATTTAAATCCTTTAAACAAGAATCAATAGAAAGAGAAAATTCTTTAAATGAAAGCTTAGAAGAAGTTAAGAAAAATCTTACTATTAAAACAAATGAATATAATTCAAAATTAGCTAATGCCAATAAATTAGTTGAGCAATATAGAAAAACTGCTAAAACTGCAGTGAATAAATATATTGAATCTCAAGCTTTAAGATTAGGTATAAATGCTAATGAAATTAAAAACAAACTTTCAGAAAATTATTCGTTTAGTGATATAGATGAAATATGTGAAAGTTTAAGTAATTTTAATTTAACAGTAAGTAGTTTACCTTTAGACTTACAAAAAGGAAGAATAAAAATACAAGAAAGTAAAGAGCCTTTATTAAAAACTAATCCAAACGATATAGTAGATGATAGTTTATTAAGACTCGCAAATTTAAAATAATAAATAGGAGAAAATTAAAATGGCAACATTATTAGAAGCTTATTCTAAAAGACTTGCAATTTCAGAAAGTGTTTATAGCAAATCACACAGTGAAGCTATGCCTCAACATAAAAAATTAGTTATTGCAAAATGTTTAGAAAACACATCAAAATTCATGAACGAAGCTTTTGAAAACTCAGTAGGTACTCAAAGAGCTAACTTAGGAGATTTCAAGAAATTTACATTAAACTTAGTTACAGTAGCATTACCAGATTTAATCGCATTTGATTTAGTTATGGTACAACCAATGTCAAGTATGACTGGATATATCACTTATGTTCAATACACAGCTGGTTCAAATAAAGGTGAAACAACTCAAGGTGAAGTATTCAACGATCCATTCAGACTTGGTAAAGTAGATGTTAATTATACATCAGAAAGAGTAGTTGAAACAGTTAAAGTAGATGCACAAGGAAAAGCAACATTAGCTTGGTTCCCAGTTGTTAATACAGAAACAGTTAAACCAGAAGTAGTTGGTGCAGCAGGTGTTACAATCACAGTTGACGATGCTAAAACAGGTGCTGTTACATTAGCAGGTGATGGAGTTCAACAAGATGCAGAATTCAAAGTTAGATATGTTTATGATAACGTTGTAATCCCACAAAACGATTTACCAATTTTAAATGCTAGAATGGAAAGCATCGCTTTAGCAGCTAAAGCAAGAAGAATTGCTATTTACTACTCACAAATCGCTAACTACCAAGCAAAACAAGATTATGGTTTCGATCTTGGTGATCAATTAGCTCAAAAAGCTGTTGGACAATTAAATTATGAAATCGATACAGAAGTTACAGACTTATTAATCAACAATGCAGATGCAGATGGTGATTTAGTATGGTCTAAAACATTACCAATTGGCGTAAGCAAAATGGAACACTATGAAGGATTTACTGAAATAGTTGCAATTGCTAAACAAAAAATCTATGATAGAACAAAAAGATTTGCACCTAACTATATGTTAGTAGCTTCAAACATCTTACCTATCTTATCTATGGTTAAAGCATTCTCAGCAGCACCAGCATCAACAGTTAATGGTCCTTACTTTGCTGGTACATTAGATGGATTAAAAGTATATGTTACTCCAAACATCGAACCAGGTAAATTTGTTCTTGGTGTTAATGGTTCAGATTTAGAAACATCAGCAGCAGTTTATGCTCCATATATGCCAGTTATCCCAACTCAATTATTAGGATATGCTGATGGTGGTATGAGCCAAGGCTTCTCTACAATGTATGACTTAAGACTTCTTAACAAAGATCTATTAGTTTCAGGTAGAGTTACTGCCTAATTACTGTATATAAATATAAGATAAGATTAGCTAGTTTAAAAACTAGCTAATCAAAAACTTATATAAAATTAAGGAGAGAAAGAGAGAATGGAAATGATAGTTACAGCTCCAGCAATTATAAGAATTGCTAACACTTCAGAATTTGCTAAAACATTTCAAGCTTATAAAGAAAACTTTACAACTAAATTAGCAGCTGGTCAAGCATTAGAATTTGAAGTTAAAACATCAGGTCAAGTATTATATTATTTAAATCAAGCTACAACAGGCTTAGAAGTTACAGTAGTAGAAACTTACACAGAAGATGATACAACTATTAAATTAAATACTCCAGCATTAATTACATTAAATAACACTTCAGCAAAAATAATTGGATTTATTCCTTATAGAGAAAATTTCCAATATGATATAGCAGCTGGGGATGAAGTTCAATTAACAGCTACAAATGTTGGTCAAGTATTATATTACTTAGCACAAGCAACTGAAGGTTTAGAAGTTACTCAAGAAGAAATAGTAGTAACTCCATAAATTTTAAAAAATAAAAAATAAAGTGAGGCTGGTTGATTTACCTCCAATCAGCCAGTCTTATCTTTTTGAAGATATAGTTTAAGGTAAAACACAATGATTGAGATATTGGTTCAAATCCAATTATCTTGAAATAATATAAGGAGGTTTTAATCATTTAATGGATATGCAAGGTTATGTAGATAACTTAAAATTTCAATTATCTGGTGGACTTTTAGATTTAGAATTAGATGATGAAGCCTTAAAACAATTAATAAATATTTCTTTAAGAGAAATTCAAAGATATATAAATACCACTAAATTAGCAACTATCCCTTATCATAGATGTATTGATTTATCTGACCAGAAGGTAAGTTCAGTCTATAGAGTATATAGGACTAAAGGATATGGTAGTGCTGCACAAACATCTGGCGGTCAAGACCCAATGTACATGGCTCAATGGCAGATGTTAAGTGGAGCAGGAAATGGGTATTATAGTCCAGATTTTGCTTATAATTTTGCAGCTTGGAATACAGCAATGCAAATTAGAAATACAATCTCAACTGATTTAGATTTTCATTATGATAAATCAAAAAACTTTTTATATATCAACTGTGCTTTTGATAATCCAGAGCAAATAACAATAGAATATGTACCTAGATATGATGATGTAAATGAAATTGTATCTGATTATTGGATTGATAAATTATGTAGACTATCAGTTGCTCAAGGAAAGATTGCATTAGGTAGAATTAGAACAAGATATACTCAATCAAATGCATTATGGACTATGGATGGTGAGCAGATGTTAGAAGAAGGTAA